CGAGGAACTTCGGGCTTTCGTGCTGCGAACGATGGCCAATGAAAAAATGTGCGATCTCAGACTAGCACTGGAACTCTGTATTGGCTGGGAGCGTGCCTACGAGGAAGTGGAAAATCTACTCGACGCGCTGCGTGTGGTCTCCGCCAAGGCGCCGGACGCGACGATCGATGTGCTGATCGCGGCGAAGCGCCGGCTCGGCTATGATCCACAATTCGAGGCCCTGCTCGCGCGCCGCTGGCGCTGCCCTCACTGCAAGCAGCTTGCGAGCATCGACAAGATCGAACTACCAATCGGTGATCCTGATCGGTTACCACGTTGTGTGATCTGCGGGGGGGAAGGTATTGCGCCGGTCGAGAGGCAGGCACACCTCGACGTGCGCGACGGCGGCAAATCTGGATTGAGGCCGATATGACTCTCGGCTCGCGCATCGCGGCGTTGGAAAAGGCAGATCATCGATGATCCGCCTCCGAGAATTCGACAGCGTGAAGGTGTCTGGATGAATGCGACGATCCACCAATTCCCCGAACGCAAGTCATCCGATGACGATGAGTGGCTATTCGACCTCCGCATCGTGCGGATGCCGAACGGGCGCGCTGTCGCCTACTTGATCGACGTTCGCCCGGCTGAATTCGAGACTGCCGAGAGTGTGTCAGCGCGGCTTCGGCGCATCGGCATCATTGCGCTTGAAGCCTCCGCGAATCTGCTGGCTGTTGCCGACAATCTCAGCGAGACGCCATGACTACCTCCCCCGACACAGAGCCGGACCGGCGGGAGACGCTGTGAGCAACCGCCCCGCGATAGTCTCTCAGGCCGATGTTGCCCGCGTCATTCGGGCATGTCGCAAGGAGGGGCTTGTCGTTGATCGTATTATCGTCAAGGGGGATCGAGTCGAAGTCGAAGCAGTCAAGGATAGCGGGGAAGGTCAGACAATCAGGGTTGAACGCGAGAAGGATATAGTCCTGTGATCGACGCCATGCCACGCCCCCGTCCACCGCATCTGCACCGGGAAACTACCCGGCACGGAACGGCTGCCTGGTACGTCCGCAGAGGCAAGGGCGCGCGTATCAGGATAAGGGGCAACTACGGCACCTCGGAATTTGAGGCCGCCTATCAGGCCGCGCTGCGGGGTGAAGCGGCACCGCAACGTAGCCGGTTCGGAACCGGGACGCTGGGATGGCTGATTACCCGCTACCGGGAGAGCGCGGCCTGGTGTGCGCTATCCTTGGCGACTCGACGACAACGCGAGAATATCTTTCTGCACGTCATCGCGAGTGCCGGCCAAGACGCTGCCGTGCGGATCGATCGCAAGGTCATCGTTGCCGGACGAGACCGCCGCCGTGCTACACCGAATGCAGCTCGGCACTTCGTCCAGACGATGCGCGGGCTGTTCCAATGGGCGCTGGAATCCGATTTGGTGGCCATTGACCCAACGCAGGGGGTGTCGGCGCCACGGCCAAGATCGGATGGTCACCATAGCTGGACGGAAGACGAATGCGAGGCGTTCGAAGTACGCTGGCCGCTTGGTACACGCGAGCGGGTTGCCTTCGACGTGCTGCTCTATACTGGCCTGCGCCGCGGCGACGCTGTGCGTCTTGGTCGTCCGCACGTTAAGAATGGTGTTGCCACCATTCGCACCGAAAAAACTGGGGAGGTTGTAGCCATCCCGATACTGCCGCCGTTGCTTGCCTCGATCGCTGCTGGACCGATCGGCGAGTTGACATTCATCGCAGGCGAGCGTGGCGGTCCCCTAGCAAAGGAATCGTTTGGAACGTGGTTTCGGAAAGCCTGCGATGCGGCTGGTGTGCCGGGATCGGCACATGGGCTGCGTAAGGCTGGCGCGACACGCGCGGCCGAGAACGGCGCGACGGTCGCGCAGCTAGAAGCGTTGTTCGGCTGGCGCGGCGGCGGGATGGCGTCGCTCTACACGCGCCGGGCCGACCGGGAACGGTTGTCGCGCGAAGCCGCCGACAAGCTGCTTTCGGGACAGGACCGGAACATCTATTCCCGCACCTTGGCAAACGGTGCGGGCGTGGCGCCAATTAACACAACGAAATCAGGTACTTGAAAATGCAGTGGTGGGCGCACAAGATCACGGATATTCCATTCAGATCAACCTTGATCGGAACAGGTGCGGGAAATTGTGGCTCATTGTTGCGAAAGAATTATTTTAACCTGTTCCCGCACCAGAACGGAGATCGCCCATGCCCACCAAGCAACTGACCCCGGAAGCGCAGGCCGCAACCATGATGACTGCTTGGGATAATGTGATAGCTGATCTTGAACGACGCCGCGATGAGTTAACCAAAGCCATCGAGGCAGTGAAAAATTGCCGCCAGTTGGCTGAAAGAATCGAACCGCCGGTGTGCGAAATTGATTTCAGTCGAGCGCCGATCCTGCGTCAGTTATTGAGTTGAGATTCCGCAGGGCCGTCAGTGGCCCGGGGGGGGGGCGCGCAATACGAATTTCTGGCGCTCAAGAGGACAAGATGTGATGGCAGATGAGCACATTGAAGAGCGGGAGAACTTTTGCCGCACTTGCGGCGGGCGCCGCTACGCCTCGTTAGATCGCCGAACGGGCCGCGCCATTGTGGCGCTGCCGTCATGTTGCCAGACCGAGGATCGATGTGGGCAAGCAATCCTGCCGGGCTTCGCACGGCCCCCCGCCTACCTGCCGCGCTGACAACTTCACCGGAGCAAAATGATGTGCGCAATATGCGGCGGGTCAGGATACAGGCCAGCGGTCCGCTACGGGCAAGGGTGGGGGACCGGCGGCGATGCTGTCTTCTGGGCTGACCATGCCGTGATGGAACCGTGCGAATGCCGGAGATGGGACTGGCCAGATTCACCGCAACCGATCTACATCGCGTTGCCTGACGACCTCACCCCGCCGTGACGGAAAGAGAGCATTTTAATGACGACACCACAATTGCCAACGCGATCCGTGTACGACGCGGCTACCCCCTACGCACAAACATGACACGCTGCTTTCAGTGCGGAAATCATGATTTTGCGGGCGAATTCGCGCCGACTTTCGTCAAGATCGGCCCATGCAAGCCCGCGCGCGGGATCAATGCGCGCGGCTTCGTCAGCCGCTGCCGATGCCATCGCGTCAATCAAACCGCCGGTCGGAACCTGGAGAATCTCGCTAATGCTGGGGTCACAAACGAGCACCTTCACACCATCCGGTATGATGCGATAGGCGCTTTCGCGGACGCGCATGGCTTGATCGCCAGTCAGAACCTTTTGGCTTTTAACGACCAAGGTATCGGCCGCAGTCAACTTGAGTTTTGCAACTTCCATCTGGAAAGTGGTCATGACGATAATCAATCCCTAGTGGGTGTGTGTGTTAACGGACGGGACAATCGTGACCCCCCCTGGTGTCAGTCTCCTATTTGGTGATGTATGTCACAATTGCGATGACGACACTCACGACGGCGACGAGCACTGCGCCGATTGTGAGCGTGATCGCATTGGTCGCTTGTGTGCCGATGTTTTGTCCGGCCTGTGTCGCCAGCCCGAGCTCCACACGCTTGACGCCGCCCGGAAGATTGACGATGCCAAGCTCGACACTCTTCAACCGAGTTTCGAATGCAACCGCCTGCAGATCGGCTTTGCGCTGCCACTCGTGAGTTTCAGCACGCCCTCTTTCGTACAGTTCGCGGGGAAGGTAGGTGCCCAGAACCTCTCTCGCCTGCTCGTGTGCGTGATTGAGGATATCCAGCCGGCGCTCATTCTCTTTCGCCTGGAGTGCAAGTGCCTTGGCGAGAGCGTCCAGCTCGCGTTCGAGCCAACGGCGATCCTCGGCGCGCAGATCGTCACGCCGCTTTTCATGCTCCGCGACGATGCGCTCGATGAAATCGCGCAGAGAGACGTGGTCGTTCATTCGCTTTCTCTCGGCCCTCACGCCGGCTTGTTCGGCACCAGGAACACGAACAGCGTCGCCAGCGCGGTCACCGCCAGCGCCTGGATCTCCGGAGAGACCTGCAAGCCGAACAGATGGTTGAGCACCGGTACGGCGCCGCTGACCAGCATGGCGGCGAACGCCTTGTCGAATTTGGTAAACATTTTTGCTGCTCCTTTGGTTTCGCGTTTTTTCGCAATTGCTACGATTGCCGCGCCGCGGCGATCGCGGCGAGCGCGCGGGTGATCGCGGTGAGCGCCGATTTCAGATCGCGCGGCAGCGGCCCCTCGCACACCGCCACGGCCGAGGCGTAGGCCGTGGCCTCGATCTCGCGCGCCTTCGCATCGACATTGTTGAACGCCGCATAGACCAGGAACGCGGCATGCGCCGGCCCGAGCGTGCCGCAGGCCGTGGCATAGCCGCGCTCGGCATCGCTTTGCGGCGGCCCGCCGGGAATGCCGGCGCAGCCGGCGAGCGCAATGGCGCAGGCGAGCGCGACCGCGCGGAACAAGCGTGTCATGGTTTCACCTTCGTTGGATTGCCCGGCGGACCCGGCGGGCGCGGGTTTCAGGAGGCGCTACAAACGTGCCGTAAGCGGCGGCTTTTAAGCACCATCCCCTTTCGGCTCGGCGAGCGTGAACCAAACCGTACCGTCCGCCGCCGACACCATGCCGAACGGCAGCAACACGACTCTCCAAACCAGGAACGGAACAACGCCGAGTTGGCCGGTCGGCGAGTCGATGACCTTCACTTGCTTGCCGCGCACGCCGAGAATGTGCGTGTAGATGCAGGCGGCCGGGGCGCTCGGCTTCGCCTCCTTTGCTTTGACGTTTACGGCGTCGATACCAGCTCGGGCATCGCCTAGTTCCGCCCCGAGCTTAACGACCTGCTCGATCTGTTCCGGCGTGTCACAGAAGATGCCTTGAAAAAACTCAGGTTCCTGCGCCTGCACAGGAACGATGACCGCCAGCACCAGCGCGGCGAGAAGAGCACGTTTCATTTTGTTGCCGTCCTCTCGTTCAGTAGAACATCCGCCTTGGCCATCAGTCGGCCTGAAACGGCGGGTTGACTCCGAACAACAACCGCCATTCCCATGACAACAGCGTGCAGCCGTCGGATTTGAACGGTCTGGTCATGATCAGAGAAGCGCCGGATAGATCAGGATCAGCGCGGCGATGGCCGCGACCGTCAGCAGGTATTGCGGAATTCCGAATAGGCTGGGAACCTGGCTTGCGCCGCAGTCGGTTTGCTATAGGGTGGTGTGATTATGGCGTTGGGACGCGTACTGCTCTACTTCGCTTTCGGCGCATATTTTGCGCTGATGTACTGGTTCATGATCGGGGCGCCGACGCCTTAGCTCAGCGTCACTTTCGGATCGACATAGAACGTGGTGGATGGCAGCGCCGCGTGCACCGTGACGTATATCCAGCCCTTCTCCTGCGGCGTGAACGTCACCGACATACTGAAGTCGGTCGTACCGCCGCCCCAGGTCTCGCCCGCCTCTGCACCCTGAGCGGCTGGCGCGTGCAGTGGCGTAGCAACACCGTTGTTCACTCTCGACGAGATCGGAAAACCTGACGTTCCGAGATACTGTGCCTCGATCCAGATTTCGTCGTTGTTCGGCACCGCGCCGCCGCCCCAGGTGCCGTGCACCTTGGCCGTAACAGCCGACCCGACAGTCTCATTCCAGATCGCAATCGGCATCGAGACGAACGGCCGCGGGATTTCCGAGTTGGCCGTGGTGACGATCTTCCAGGCAACAGGAGTGGTGCCGTCCGAAGCGCCGCCAGTGCGGACAATCGTCGTCTCGGTGGTGAAAGTTCCTTCGTAGCGATAGCTCTCGTTGCGGTAATTGGTGTCACCGGAATCGCAGTTGATCAGATCCACCTCGCAGTCACCTGGAACGGCCGGAGTTCCCGCCACAGTCACCGACGCGCCGAGCTTACAATCCCTCATTTGAATGACAACAGGAACATTTCCTGTCGGGGCAAACAGCGTCTTGCCGACCCCGAACGCACTAAGATCACAACCGACCAATTTTATATAGTGGCCATGTTGCGTATTTGTGCTGAAGAACAACACGTTCGGCACAGCCGCGCCAGCGAACGTACAATTATAGTATTCAACAGGGCGCCATGTCGCCATCGAATTGGCGGTCGACGGAAAGGTGAACGTGCAGTTCTTCCAATGTGTCACGCCGACCGAACTCGTAGTTCCTGATTGTAGAATGAAGCCGCCCGTACCGTCCGCTTGCCACGTACAATTATCGAACACTGGGGATGCGCTAGCAGATGCCGAACAGTTAAATACTGCCTGCGAAGCACCGCCGCCGACGTGCCAGTTGATCCCGTACATGTAGAACGTGCCGTTGCACGTAATACCTGCGGCGTTGTTGGTCGTGGTCACCGTGGCCGTCGTGGCCAGATCGGCAGCGACAGGCGGGACCGAGCCGGCTTTGTTGACGCAATAGATCAGGTTCGGGGCGGCGACCGTGCCTGGGAATGTGATCGTGATCGCCGTCGCCTGCGTCTCGGCGTGATTGTGCGCAACGAAGAAGCTGTCACCCGCTGCCTTGCCTGAAGCCGCTGCCGCAAGCGTCGTATAGGCGTCGGCCCAGCTTGTGCCGTCCGCAGCGCCAGCGGCATTTGAATCGACGTAATAGGATGCCATTGGTTTATCCGTCCATCATCGTGCCGGGCAGCATCGCCTGGCGGGAGCTCGTGTTGACGAAAGTCGGAAACGGGAAACCGCCGAGCATCGCTTGCCTGTCAGCGGATTCCGTCGCGAAACTCGCCGAGGTCGCCACGGTTGACTGATTGCCGATCGCATCCTCGTGCATGTAATGCACATAGTAGGTCGTACCCGCAGATAACCCGGTCGCACCGCCGCTGATGTTCTGCGTACCGGTCCCGCTCACCGCCTGGCTGCCGGAGTCGTCCGCCGCCGCGCCGGTGTGATCCTTCCCGGCCTTGACCTGCGCTTTTGTTGGTCCGGTCGCGCTCTGCGTCACAACCTCATACAGTGTGCCATTGCCTTCATCGCTATCCACCGAAAGGTCCGCGGTGGTCTGGCCAGTCGCCGTTCCAATGGCGGCTGATAGCGTCGGCGCAACCGCATCCGCCGCCTCGCTCACCCACGTCAGCGTGACCGTGAATTCTCCGGTATCGGACGAGTGGAAATATCCGGCGACGCCGGCCTGCGCCGCTTCCGCAACGTCGGCGAACGGCGTGAACGCTTGTGCAGTTGCTTCGTTGTCCCAGTTGGCCTGCGCGTCGGCCGACGTGTCGAATTCGTAGCTCGCACCGTCTACGCTGGTGACGAGACGCACGTCGGCGCCGTGCTGGTTGCCTGTGGTCGGCGCGCCGTGGTCAATCTCCGTATGTCCAGTCGGCTTGTTCCAGCCGTGCGGCGGCGCGCCACGAATCGAAACGGCGCGCGTGCTGCTGCTGCCTTGCCCTTGCAACAGCACCAACCTGAACTTGTTCCCCTGCTTGAAGCCGAATCCCAATGCCGCGAGGTTGCCGCCAAGCGTCAGTTTGGACAGGTCGGCGACAAAGTTCACCTTGTAGGCAAAATTGGATTGCAGCGCCTCGACGGGATAGACGAACTTGCCGTAGAATCCCGCCTTGATCTTGCCTCGGATGACGATCTCGTCGCTGATCACTTCGACGGTCGGCGGTTCCTCGAAACCCTCAAAGATCACGCCGTCGTCGGTGACGCCGGACAGCGCTGGCTTGTTGTGCCGGGGCGAGAGACCGAGTCGTAGTCCTGTTCGCATGAGAAACCCGATATTAGCTGAGACTTGTCAGCGCTGGCAGTGCGCTAGCGGCGAGCAACGGATACACTGTGATTGACAGAATTCGCCCTCGCACTCCGGTTGCCTGATTATGTTCGCCAGCAAGTACGTAGTCGAGCAGGACGCCAGCAAGTGCTGAAGTGTCAGACGACGCCGCGGAGCCGTTCATCGAAACATGAATTGAGCCGGGAGAGCGGGACAGCGCAATGCGGTTTTCGGTTTCGGGTGTCCCCGGCGTGGCCTCGCCGCCGACAAAGCGATCGCCGGATGGGTTGCCATCCACGATGAAGTGCGCGTCATAGCCAACTTCGGTCACTGTGCCGCCGCTCATAACCGCATACATTGTGACCTGGTCGTCACCGCTGTTGTCCAAAGCAAGAACCAGGAAGGCTTGATGCGACGAGTTTTCGGGAACGAAACGCACCAGCGCGGTAAACGAGCCCAGCAGGATTTTGTCACGCAGCCCGCCGAGCAACTGCACGCCGTCCGGCTCGATTGTAAGTCCGCTGCCATCCGAAACCGTGACCACGCGGGCCGGATCACTGATGGCATCCGCCACATTAAGTTCAGCCGCCCCGTCCCAATACAATCCCTGCTCGAAATCGTAATGCGCTAAAGCATTGGCTGGCACCCATCCTGGTGCGACACGGCGGGCGCGACGATTGCTGAGGACACAGATCAACATTTTAAGGAATCGCCCTCAAAAGCACGCGATAATAGGCGCGGTGACTATTCACACCCTCTAGCTCAAATGCATATCGCAGCGAATCAAGCTGTATCGGCACCCAAGCAGTCCCCCCTGATATGAATGTAAGGCCACTCCAATCAATAGAGGCAGGCCCGTCCATCAGCTGACCGAAGACATTAAACGCGCGGATATTTGTGAGACTCAAGTTGTTGATTGTCACATCGATCGTGTATGGCCGTTCATCGGAGATAACATTCCAAACGTCTGAAAAATACGAATCGCCAATCCCATGCCATGTTCCGACAGTGGCGCCGCCGGCGCCGACGCGACTAAGCGCCTGTTCGTGTCCAGGAGTCGGCGTTATAGCCGACATGGTCCCGCCTAAGAACCATTCGACCTTAGCAAAGGTTTCGAGAAATAGGTCGCTAGGCCCTGGGGGAGGTTCAGGCTGGTCATCCTCGTCCGGCCAATGCACATTGACAATGCGATAGAACTTCGTTCCGTCCATCAGATATCCGCTCGCACCGTCGGAATTGTCACGGACAAATCGGCGGCGATCACCCCGTCGGATGGAGTATCGCTGTCATCTGGTGGACCAAACAACTTGATCCGATCTCCGGACTCGAATGAAACATCTTCGGTGATTTCGATTGTGCCAGACTGGCCGCCAAAGCCGTCAACGCCTTCGCCAAACGTGAATGTGATCGTGCCGATTACCGCATCGTTCTTGTAGAGCGGAAACACCGCGATTGCCACGCCGATAGCAGTCTCAAGATGCGCCGTTGCCGCAGCGGAGTCTTCCGCACGCAAGACGACAGAACGCGCAAACGAGAGCTTCGCAAGCAATGCTGCATCGGCAACAATGTCGCCGATCACGCTGAATGCGATATCATAGTCTACATCGCGCAGGAAACCGATCTGCTGCCAGAACGGGCCGTCGCTATCCCCTTCTTCCGGATCGAACGCCGTGGGGGAGGCCGGAGAACTATGATCCTGCAATGCCAGGAAGATGCCGACCGTGCGGACCGAAACGATATCGAGACGCTTGTAGCTGGTGCTGTTCTGCCATTCGCCGCGCGATTGGAACGCCGCAATCGGCAACGGAATGATCACATCCCTGGTGTCGCTGCTGCCATCGGTGAAATGGAAAGTGATACTGCCGCCTGTCGTGGTGACAGGCGGATCGGCAAAGGTCAAACCGGCGCCGAGCAGCGCCTCTACCTCGGCCATTCGCTGATCGAGCGTGAAGAAATTGTTGTCACCTTGCAGCGATGTCAACTTCCCTTCAACGCCAGCGCCGCTTCCGGCGCCCCACGGGCCTGAGTTCTTGTAGTTCAAAGCCATAGTCTATTTCCTCGGAGGCAAACGTGAGGTCGCTATTGGTTCCTTGACGTAGGCTCTCGTAATTTCCCACGTCAGCGGATCGCCATCCTTGTCGACAAAATCGGAATTCTGCGGTTCGAAGTAGCGTTCCTCGACGATCACGCCGATCTCATTGCGCAGCCGCACCACGAGATTCCATTGAATGTCGATGTGCTTATCGGGGTCCGGCGTCACCGGCTGCACTTTGACGCCGCCGCTTGTCCTGTTTTGATAGACGCGGATGCGATGATAGATGCGGAACTCCACATCCTGCATGCTGCGCGAAAATCGCTCATTGTAGACGTGATTGAGATTGATCAGCGATCCGCTGGCGCCGCCGATACGGGCAACACCACGATCTTCCTCATCCGCCGGCAGCGCCAGAGCGACGGCGGCCGGGCGAACGTTCAACGGAATCAGCGGACGAACGATGCGCTCAAGTGCTGCCGTCATGCGCTGACACCACCGGAGAGATTGATCATGTTGGGAATCTTCAACTCCGACGTGGTGATCGGGTATGGCGACGAGAACGCATTGCGCATCGACTTGAGTTTGAAGGTTGCAACCGTCTCAATCTCCGCCAGTACCGCATTCATGGCATCGGCGCGCGCCTGCACCAGTTCCTGACGCTGCTCCTTGGTGAGTCCGATGATGCCGCCGTTCGTCCTATTCCACTCTTCGATCGCGGCCTGCAAGATGGGGCGCTGCGTCGCCTCGGGATTGACCACGTCGAGCGCCTGTTCGACCGCGCTATCGACCGTCACTCCACCGATGAAGTCGATCCCGTCGTCCTGCGGATTGAACAGCGGTTGTTCATAACCGATGTCTGAATTGAACGACACGACGCGCCCGGTGCGTTCCTGATAATCATCCTCGATATAGTCGTCTTCGATCCAGGTCGGTTCTCCGGCACTGATTTCGATATCGCCACCATTGCCGACGGCACACGCCATGGTCACCGTTAACTCGACGGCGCCGCTGTCACCATTTACGCCGAAGTCCCATTCGACGATCTTTCCATCGGCCTGCCCGCCGGGAATGCGGGGATCGTAAACGCGCGCGTTTTTCTTCAGGCCGATATCGAACAGACGATCGAGCGTCGGCGCGAATGTGACCTCGACTGCCCTGGCCCGGCGTAGCAAGTGATTGCGCGCCAGCAACAATAGATGCACGAGGCTCAATTGTCCGCGCTCAGTCAAGAGATAGCTGCGGCGGCGCGGGTCGCCGATCGGAACCACAGCGTCGGATGACTCGTCGATCGGATCGGAGAGGTTGACGGAACGGATATTGTCGAGCCGTAGCGCCTCGTCCTCGCCCGGCATAGTCACCAGCGGTTGCACGTCGGCCTTGAGCGTAAATGTGACCCGCTCCTCGCACGGGCGCGCCGCGTCGTATGCGGCACGAAGTGTTGGCACCATGTAGGCTACTGGGATAATGCCGTCGGTGTGATTCAGCGAATAGCTCCAGGTTGCCAAATCCTTGCCGCCGGCACCGTCATCCTTGTAGGTGACCCGCAATGTCTCATCTGTCATAAATGACGGAACTGCAATTGATCCAGGCGGGATTTTTGCGAGATAGTCGTCCGATGTCGATATATCAATGTTCGTCGTGACGCCGTCCCACCATTTTATGATCTTGCTGTCGTCCCCAGCGACGTGCAGCACATCGAGGCCGTAAAGCAGTACGCAACTCGATGCCTCGACACGCCAATTGTCGCCGATAGCGCCCCCCGGTTGCGGCCAGTTGGTCTCGCGCAGCGTAAACGAGGTAATGTAGTTTCCCGCGACGGACTTCGGCCAGTTGGCGATCAGGTAACTGGAAAGATCGACCGAACCTTGCGCCAACTGTGTCCATGACAGTAGCGCATCGACCGCGACCGAACGCAGCGGGATGTCGCTCGCAAGCGCCAAGTCGAAGCCGTCATAGAGCATTTCATGCGCGGAAAACTCCGCAAGCGCATCCTCGCCGATCAAGATGTCCGAGACGCCGACGACATGCGTCACCGGATCGATGTGGATGCGCTTAGAGTACGCCTCTAAAACTATGTCAGGATCGTCACGCCGAAGCGGATCGATAAAGACCTCGTCAAACCATGGCAGCACCCGCAAGGCGTCAGTGACCGCCTGCTTTTGCGCGACAAAATCGGCAGGCCGAGCTATCAACTCGACCGTCACCGCTTCCTGTAGAATGCTCGACGGCACGCCGACAATGCGACCGAAAAACAAAGGTATGGCAACAGGCGATCCGACCGGCCGCACGGAGAACCACAGCCATGTCGGACCTGCGAGCAATCCAACACCTGGATTCTTGATCTCCAACTGAAGCGCGGCGAACTCCTGTTCCTGATGCCGCCTGCTGAACGACATCACGGTCCAATCGGTGCGGGCGTAGTCCTGGGAAAACACGGTCTCTCCAGACTCGACCAAGGCGAAGTAAAATTGCATCCTATTTTTCCAGCAGCACGAGGTGCCAACTGCCCTGCGCTTCCCATTCCTTCCGATCCGTCGTCCACTCGACGACCATCATGGTCAACGTCATGACGCCACTGCTGTCTTCCACACCTAGCCCTGGTATCAGCGTCACCTCGACTTCCTTGCCGCGCCAGATATCGTTGAGATTAGGCACCTCATGATCGCTGCACAACACTTCCACACGATATTTCCGGAACTGCGGAAGCGTCATATCGACGAGGTTGCCGTTCACGTCACGACGCAGCGATCCGGTCGCGATGGGCTGCAACACCACACTGATATTGCGTGTCGCGTAATCGGAGAAGTCGATGCCGTCGATAGACAGCAGCGTCGTCGGCGATTTTGGGAATGCCATCGCTAACTGTCCGCGCTTGGCCGGCGCCCGGCGCTGCGCAGGCGCGACCGCGTGGCATAACGAGTTAGGCTCTGCGCCGTTTGTTCGTCCGTGAAGACGCGCCCGATCGTCTCCCCGACATCGGACTTCAGCACCAGTTCGCCGAGATTGCGAGTTCGCCCAGCAGCGACTCCGATCGGTTCAGCGACCGCGCCGCCAGCTGCATATCCAGGCACCATCAACGCGCCCATCGACCGATTGAGGCCGTCGACAAACCCGCCCATGCTGAAACCATCCGCGTCGTGCAAAAACATGGCGATGGCACGGCGCAGGTCGCCGACGCGGCGCAGCGTCTCCAGGAACGCCAGCACGCCGGGCCGGCTCACCACGCGCGCCGGCTCGACATATTCGCCACCGTGAACGACACCGGCGACGCGGCTGCTCCCTATATTGCCGGTATAGCCGCCGCCGGCAAACCCGCCGCCGCCGCCGCCTCCGGCAGAGGCCGCCGCGGCCGCGGCTTCCCGCGCCAAAGCGATAACCTGCTGCAGGGCCGCAATGGCACGCGCCGCCGCCGCCTCGATCGCCGCCAGCATGCTCGATACAGCCGAGGTCACTTCCGCAGCGATCGTCGAGACGAAGATCGGGATATGGCCGAGAGCTTGTGTGATCGCCGATGCGACGCCCGAAAACGCTTGCGCGATGGCCGCGCTGGCCGCTTGTGACGCGGCGACCATTTCCCGCAGCAGCGCGTTGAACACCGCGCCGGCATTCGCCGTGCCCGATTGGAACGATCCCGCGATGACAGTCCACATGCCAGTCGCGCCTTGCGCGATGGCGTCGAATGCGGCTTGAGCGGCGCTGCGCATCTGCTCCAGCGCCGCCGTGATTGCCGCTGGGTCGAGCCCGAGCAGATTGGTTCCGCCGATTCCCTCACCTACCCCACCAATACCCTGAGCCTGCGCACCGCGGATACCAAATAACTCTTGACCGATCTGCTTGATGATATCTAGCAACCCCTGGAACTTTGACGGTTCCGCGATTTTGTCAAATTCCTGCCGTGCGCTTTCCGCCTGGCGCTGAAGCGCTCCCAGCAATTCCGGAGATTTGAACTGTTCCAGGGATTTAATGGCCCCATCGATGCCAACTTTGAGCCCACCGATGTCGAGTTTTTGGGTTAATTCATTGATGTCGATATTATCGACTGCCTGATCGATATCGTCAAACGAGCGAGCAATATGATCGAGTTCATCATCGATCTGTGCATTCTTCAGTGCGCCGAATTGTTTCTCAAGATTGCGTACCGCAGCTCCGACATCGATTATTCCCCTGCCTTGCGATCGCTCTTGCTCCAGCGTGATATCGCGCGTTGCCTTGCCGGCCTCACCGGCGCCTTTTGTGAGTTCTCGCAACTGATCGAGCAGGCTTTTTGCCCCGCCTTCGGCGGCCTTCAACGCGCCTGTCGCTTCGTCTCCCGTCTTCTCCATCTCTCCACTAAGACGCGCCCAGGCTTCGGTAAGTCCTGCCGCTGCGACGGCAGCGAGGATGAGAGCAACGGCAATCGGATTGCGCACAATCAAAGCGACGAACAGGCGCCCGAGATTGATGAGCGCAGGAATCAGCGCGGCAGTAAGCGCGATGGCAAGGCCGTAGGTGGCGGCGGTCATCAGCGTCATACCGGAGACTAAAGACGTGATCCTTACTCCGAACGGCTCCAGCGCAACGTTCACAAGGCCAGTGATGGCCGCAGCAAGAGCGTCGAAAACGACACGCATCTGATCAGGGAACAGCAGGATCAGTGCCAACGCGGCGCCGAGACCTCCGATCACGCCGGTCAACCGAGTGATGATGGTGAACAGCCTTTCGACGATCGCCAGTGAAGCGGCTACGCTGACCAGGATGCCACCCAGTGCGCTGAAAGCCCTGGTAATGCTTCCGACAACTGCGATTACGATCAGGGCATCACCGGTGAAAGCCGTCCCGAAAAGTCGATTGATGTGCGGTGCGATTGCGATCACAGCGCGGCGGAACAGAACGAATGCAAGAACGACCTGCAGAATGATCCCAGGCATTGATTTGAGAAATGCAACGACATCCCTTACCCAATCAAACTGAATATCCTGATCGCGACCCGATAACGCCGCTAGGAAATCACTCCAAACGCCGCTCAAAAAGTCACCAACAGTCGTCGTCAACTCTCCGATCGTGATCTCGACTCCGGCGATGCTCTCACGGAAGGCGGCGATATCAGGCACCGACGATGTGAACACGCCAGCGAGCAGGATGGCCAGCGTATTGAAGCCGCCGATCAGCGTCGAAAGCACGGCGACGATGCCGAGATCTGCCGCCGTCAGCTTGGTGCCGAACGCCTCGTTGATGAACGTGGCTACCGCCTCGGCACCCTTGCTCAGTGCCGCAAACGCCGGCAGGATGATGCCGTTGATGACCTTGTCGACTGAGGTGCCGAGTTTGACGACATTGTCGCGGAAAGCGATCAGGCTCTTAGTCTCGACCTTGTCATCCTCGCCACGCAACAGGCGGAAGAAATCGGCGAGAACGGAGGTCGCCTTATCGCCAATGAAGGCTACCCATTCGCGGATCACGTCACGATTGGCGCGGATCAAACTGGTGAGCGCGCGGATTGCCGGCGTCAACGGTCCGAGGAACAGTGATCCGAGCGCGGTTCGTCCCTGCGCCGATGCGGCGGAGAATTCCCGCAGCGCAGAGGCGAATTCCTTGGCCTCCTTGATATCCTCTTCCGAGAAGCCGAGCCCGAGCGACTTGAACCGTTCGCGTATGGCATCGATGCTGGTGACACCTTTTCGCAAGTCCTCAACAAGCAACTTGCCGACCGTATCGCCGAATGCCTTGGTGGCGAGTTCGGTTTGCTTTTCCTCGCTGCGCAGATTAACCAGGGCGGTGACGAATGCCTTCAGCCCGTCGGCAGACTTGTCCGCCTTGAAGCCGGCCAGCGCGGCGTCCAACTCGTCGAAACGCCGCTTGCCGCCGGCGAAGGATTGAGCCAGCCCATCGATAGCGCGGGCCGCACCCTTGGCGCCTTCCTCAGTATCGGGGAAGCGCTGGCCGAGCTTTTCCAGCGCGGCCTTGCCCTTTTTGAACGCTTCATCCGCCGCATCGCCGAAATGCGTGATGGCCTGGCGCGCCTCGCTTTCCTTGGCGCCCATCTGCCCAAGGATGAACACGAGCTCCTGATAGTCGTCGGTGTCGAAATCTCCTGCGGCGCGGCGCAAATCCTCCAACGACGATGCGGCATTCTTTGCGGCGGTGACGATGCCGGCAATGAGGCCGACCACACCGCCGACAGTGAGGCCGACAGCGATGAATTTGCGAATACCGGATGCGGCCTCGTTGATCGGCCCCGGCAGCTTGGCGACTTCGTTCGCGACACCCTTGACCCCATCGCGCACCCGATCGAACGAACTACCGAGCCGTTCGACTTGACTGTCGCGCCCGATCTCGGCGGCGGTTGTCGCCAGACCCGCAACCTCGCCCTTGGCCTCGGCGGACGCCGTGCCGGCACGCACGATCGATTTGGTGAAGCTGTCAACATTGGCAGCGGCCGGTGCAAACTCACGACCGGCACGTTGCGCCGCCGTGCCGATATCGCGGATCGGACCGCCCAGCGCCTGTGCAGCGCGCGCGATCTCATGGAACGCCTGCGCGCCGGCCTGCGCCAGCTGCGTCAATTGCGCCCGTATCTGCTGGTCGCCGTCGAACGCGATGCGTTGCGTGATGGTCTTGGTGGCCATGTCAATCCGTGCGCAGATGCTTGCTGAAGAGTTCGGGCAGCCGATCCGCCCATTTGCGGACGATGGCGATAATGTCGAACCGTTTGCGGATGGTCACCGACTCGACGCCGACGAACAGCGGGCGCCGGTTTTGGCGAAACTGGCTTCGTCTCTTAGCCACGAGCAGCGGGCGTCGGCCGGGACGGTTGATGGAGGCAAGCCCGCCGACGAGGCGGGCCACATCGCGCGGGCGGCGGGCACCGGCCGGCAGCGGAGCGCCGGTCAGCGGAATCCACAACAGTCCGCCGGCCTCGGGGAAGATCGTGCCACCTTCCTCGAAAATGCCGGCGTAGGGGATGGCGTGGAACAATGTCCCGGATGCGTCGATCGATGCGCCGCTCTCTGGGAAAATTCGCGCCCGCAATCCTGACTGCCAACGTTCGGAGAAACCGGCGCCGGCGATATTGGCGCGGCCTTCCGCCAGCGCGCCGGCCATCGCCTCGCGTACCGCCCCGGTCGCCGCCCGCGCCATGCGCTGCTCGATCTCTCGCATTGCCTGCACAAACAACGCGTCGGTGTCGTTGCTGCGAAACGTCGCGGTCATGGCTTGCCCGCCGGTTCAACCGTCACATGCTCGCCGCGGCGGCGCATCGTTTCAGGGGTGATATCGTCGCCTTCGACAGTGGCCGCACCGCTGGGACCGCTGTCCATTTTCCGCAGCACCTCGTTGATGCGCTTTTCATCGCCCTGGGCCGCGATCACCGCGAGATAGAAATCGCCACGCTGGCGCGCGCGAGCGAACCGCAGGCAGGCGAACAATTCCCTCGGCGTCATGGCGAGCACATCGGCTCGCGCATAGCCGGCGCCGATCAGGGCGTCGCAGGCGCTTCCGATGTGATCGACGGCTCGTCGCCAGCCGTCTCCATTTTTTTTAGCGCGGCGCGCACTGCTGCGATGGCTTTTTCGAGCCCCTTTGGCATCAGGCCGGCGGCTCGCAGCAGTTGGACGAAAGGGTCGAAGCCGTCCGGGGCCGTCAACCTCCACACGCTCGCCAACATCGTCGCCTTCTCGCCAACAGACAGGTTTGCGAATGCGGCCTCGGTCCCGGCGTCGCCGAGTTTGCCGACCGACGACGCGCAGATCGCGCCCAACGCGGCCGTCGGCAGACGCGCCAAATCCACTACGGTTTCAACTTGTTCGCCGTCCTCCGACGATTGACCGACCATGGCCCTCATGGCTCCGCCGAAGCGGCCGATCAGTTTCGCGATGTCTGGCAAATCGATGCCGCGCACATCGAAGGTCTTACCGCGGATCGTCACGCTCTCGCTCAGCGGCACAAAATCGAAATCCATAAACGGCTCCCATGCAGTGAATTGAAGGGGCGCCGGACCAGGCGCCCCGCAGTGAACAGAGACTACGCGCTGGCCTCGGCCTTCATGATCCAGCGGCCGAACTTGCCGTCCTGCTTCAGCACCGTCAGCAGCAGCGGAATTGAGTTGATGCCATCGGTGATGAAGTTGAAATCGCCGTTCGGACGGATCGAGACGCGCGCCCAGAATTCCATCTCGCGACCGCGGGCATTGTCGCTGATGTACTTCATGTCGGCCTCGATCGAGGTGAGCGTGAGGCCGCCGGCCTCCTCGTCGCCGTCGCTGTTGGTCGCGAATTCGCCCATGACGAACATCGCCATGTTTTCCGGCGTGACTTCCTCCAGCACGGCGGTGAGGCGCTTGGCGATCTCGGTGATGACGGTGAAGTCTGTCGACTTCAACCCTGACATCGATTGCTTGTGTTCGTCTTCGGTTATGTCGACCGCAACCGACAGCGTCGGCACGTTGCCGACATGGCGATAATCGATATCGACCGATCGCTTGATGTAGAGCGCACCGGCACCGTACTGATAGTTCTGCGTCGAGGGAGAAGTGGGCATGGCTGTTTGCCTCCGTTAAGGCCAGAGATGCGCGTTGCCCAGGCGCGCGGTTAGGGCGGCAGGCGACCCGATGGGCCGCCCGAGCAAGGTCTTTCGACTGAGGGGGGGGATTACAGTTCGTTTGGGTCGAGGATGTAGGTGAACGCGAATTTCAGCGCCACGCGTCCGATCATGTCCCGGCCGTAGGCAAGATCGCTCACCAAGCCGAGATAGAAGATCGAACGCCGGTTGAACGTATAGCCGGCGAGCGTCGCATCCGAGAGCACCGCCTTAATGATTCGCGCGCGCAGCGTGTTGAGATCGGTCCCGACCGACTCCGGCTTGGCCGCCGTGTGGACGATCACCTGCGGCGTCATGACGATGCGGCGATGCGTCGTGGTCGGTTTGCCATGCTGATCCTCGATCGGCGGTTCCGGTTCGTCGCCCTCGCGCACCGATACCGCCGGGAATGAAACCTCGTTCTGCGTCTCGACGTTGCGCTTGGCCGTCACGATGCCTTCGACCGATGCAACGACGACGAGCAGCCTCACCATGATCTGTTCGCGCACGTCGGTCATAGCTCGACCACCACGAGATAGACTTCGCCCTTGCCGTTGGGCGGGCGGCCCGGCTCGCTATAGAACTCGACGCGGTAGTTTTTGCCGTCGCAGGCAAGTTCGCTGCCGGCGAGATCGGCGCGGTTCAGGCCGAGCGTATCAAGTTCGCTTTCGCGCACCGCAAACGCCTGTTGCGACGACAGCACGGTCATCTGCCGCGATACCTCGCCAAGCCGGTCGCCGATTTCCACCGGCAACTGCTTCGGAATCACCGTCAACGGGTAATCGGCGCCATCCGACCCTGAGACGGTCAGCACAGCCGCCATGCCATAAATCTCATAGAGGGTGTCGTAATGCAGTTCCCAGTCCGTCATTGCTATCACGCCGCCAGCGGCGGCACCTCCCACAGGCGCGGCTTGCCGTGAAAACAGACGACCGCGGCATCGGCCGGCACGCTGCCATCGCCTCGCTCGCGCGGATGCGCTTTGCGGCGCACGTGCACCTTGTACGAGACGACCTTGCCAGGAAAGCGGTCCTGCCAAAATACCGGCTGTATTGGCGTATGCGCGGCGATGAATCCTTGGTCGCCCCACGAGCCTTTGGTTTGCGGGCGTGGCATCCACTCCCGACTCTTGGCGACGAAGGCGCGATAGATCGGCGTCAGGTCGTGCCGCTCGACGTTCCAGGCCATCACGCCGGAGGCCGGCGGGTCGTGCCAGTAGAAGTCGCGCAGCATGGTGAAGCGATCGGCGGCCGAAGCGGTGAAGTCCATCGACCGCAGGATTGACGTATCGAGATCGACATAGACCACCGGCCCATCGAACAATTCCGCCCTAAACAATTCCAGCTTTGCCCAATAGCTGGGCCAGCCATGGATCAGCGCAATCCGCTCGCACGGCACCTCGCAATCCGAGAGACAGACGAAGCGATGCGGCAGAGAGAGTTGTTTGGCAACATTGTCGCGCAGCGCGGCAACGTGCTCTGGACGGTATTCGCGGCCGGAGCGAAGGACACAGGCGACGGTCAGCATCCGAGATATTTCCGCGCTATCGCGATTCGCTCGGGATCGACATCGATGCCGACGTAATTCATGTTGAGCATCTTGCAGGCTTTGCCGATCGTGCCGCGCCCGCAGAAGCCGTCCCATACCGTGATGCCGGAACAGGCATAGGCCCGCAACAACCGCAGCGGCAGGTCGAGCGGCATCCAGCCGCGGCCTGGTGCGAACTCTTCCTCCACCAGATCACCGATATCGACATCCTTGATCGGCAATCCGGCAAGGTAAACCGTATTGTGCAAGCCTCGCCCCCAGCTGCCGAACCGCACAAGCGGAGCGCTGACCCACCGTTCGGCGTCCGCCTGCCGCCGCACCCGGCCTTCATACAGATTGACGATCGCAGGCACGCCGCGCACCGCCTCCGGCAACGGGGCATAGGGATGCGTGAACACCAGATCGGGACGCGGGCCGTTCCATGCGGTTGCATCGCCGCAGATCAGCGTCACCGCACACGATCCCTGAGTTCATAAAAATTCGCATCAACAGAGTCTTGGCTTTGAAGCCGCGCTTTCTCCATCGCGATATAAACCGCCGAAATACACTCGTCGCGGACGTAATCGTCTATGTCCCAAGCGTAAAGCACGTCCAACCCTGCGGCAATCATCTCGGGCGTGACCTGAACCTTAGAAACATCGATTGATGCCACCGGTACACCTCTCGTGGAATAACAAAGCGTCACCGCCACAGCGACGCCACTCCGCCGACGTGATCGCGCAACCGTTCCGCAGCGATCAGTTCGACAAAATTCGCCGGATATTTCTCGCCCTCAAAGCGGAAGGCGAAAGCATCGCGCGAGGCGATCCTGACCGGATAGAACCGCGCCCAGCGCGGCGCCCATTCGGTATCCAGCCCGCGACCGCGCTGCGTCACGTCCAGCACCTCGGCCCGGTAATAGCCACGATCCCAATCGAACGCTGGCTGCACGATCAGATTGAGCGATCCGGGAAACGGCATGACGCCGATCGCATGCTCGATCTCAGCAATGCGGCGGCCTTCGGCGTATTCGAAGGCGGCCGTGGCCCCGTCGGCGCCGGCCTGAGATCTCGTCAGATACGCCTTCGGCGCGATCTCGCGGCGGCGGAAGCACCAGACCTCGCGCGTCGGCACATGCAGCGCCGGCCCGATATATTCTGCCTCGAAATAGCGATCGGCGGCGTTGAGGATATTGGCCTTGTTGTAGCGTGCATGATGCACCGCCGAGACATTGCGCTGCACGACACTGTCGGAAGTATCGACCGGGTTTTCCCAGAAAACCACGCCGCCCGGCGCGCATTGCCTCCATAGCCAAAACCAGATCGGCAGATGATCGCCGCCGGCGCATTCGAAAACGTGGTGGTAGACCGAAAACATCAGCACGATATCGAATGCGCCGAGCGCTGGCCATTGCCGGCCCAACTCGACCTGCCGGAACGTGCAGACGGACCCTTGCGGATGCTGCGCCGCATGAGCCCGATTCTCTGCAATCAGGTCAACGAAGCCGCGCCCCTTGACCAGCCGGTTGCGATCGATGCCGACAACCTCGCCGGCCCCCTGCCCGGCCGCGAGAAACGACCAATAACCGTGATCGCAGCCGATATCGAGCACGCGCGTGCCGGAACACTCCGGTAACGGAATCGCCTCGCGCTTGATCGCCATGCGCTCAGGCGTCTGGTAATCAGGCAACGGCACGGTCATAGGTCTCTATTCCAAGATCGAATTGCGGACCGTAGCGGTCGAGCAACGCCTGCCACTTGGGCTTGCCGTTGTCCTTCGTAGACACATGGTCATAACAGTGCAGGGCGCCGTGCTTCCTGGCGAGCTGCCCGGCATCGAGGACGATGCGATGCGGTGCCTCCGCCTTGCCGTAGCCGCCGGTGATCATGTGATCGTGCCAGTGATGCACGATATGGCGGTTGACGGCCACATGATGCGGATGGCCGTATTCGCCGCAGGCATTGTGCGTCACGATCATGTCGTAGGCCGAAAGATCGAGCCAAGCGAGGTTGCCGGCGAAGGACTGGTCTTTCTCCGGCTCCGGCATCGGTATCAGTCGCCCCTGCGCGCCGAGCACGGCGCATGCATCGAAGAATTTCCATGCCCGCACCGGGTCGGCGCGCGGGATCGAACAGCAGATCACGGTCCAGTCGCCCGGATGCGCGATCAGCAGCCCGCCGAAAAACAGCGACTCGTCGTCGGGATGGGCAACGACTAGCGCGCGTTTCATCCGTTCACAGCATTCTTGCCAGTTCCAATGTTTTTCCATGATCCCACAATGAGCCGACACCACATTTCGGGATCATCCCCATTTCGCTTTTCTACGATATATGTTGCCGCCGCATTTCTGTGCGTCACTTGAAATTTTTCCCCGACTTTGTGATCACCAAAATCATAAGTCCAAAAACCAGCGCGCCACGGCCACGGTCTCATTAAGACAGAGTCCTGATAGCTACCATCGACAATTGGATAATCAACATCAGGCCACACGTAATCCATTTTTAGATCAATGGCTGGCATGTCGAGCATACGATTATCCTCATGATCGGACAGACGTTCCTGCTCACCCCGGCACCATGATATGGTCATCCACCATAACGTCGGTAACGCGGTAGCCCAGCGAGGCGAGCAAGCCGACCGTCGCCTTCGGCGCCAGCCCATGCCGGCGCATGTGCGGTGCATGCTGTTCTACCACAATAACCGGACGGCATCTACGGATCGTCTCAAGCGCGCCCTCGACCGCGAAATGCTCATAGCCTTCGCAGTCTAGCTTGATCAGGTCGACATCGTCGAGGGCAAAATCGTCGAGGCGGCGGACCGCGATATCGCCCGGCGTGCCCGCCAGCAGCGTCTCGCCAGTATTTCCCGGCGTCGACGCGCCTATTGTCAGACTTGCCGAATCCCGGCCGAGCGCACAGGGATGCAGCACCACATTTCCCGTGCCGTTGATATTACGGGAGAAACAATCCCGATGCAGCGCGACCGGCTCGAATGCCGTGACCTGGGCAAACCGGCGGGCAAAGTGCAGCGTCCACAGTCCGACATGCGCGCCGACATCGACGGCGTGGCGGAACATCTTGATCTTGCTTAGCGCCCGTTCGATCTTGGTGGCCTGATACGATGGCCGCAGCGACGTGCGTCTGTCGCTTTTCGTCATGTACTCGATCAGGTGCATCTCATCGACGGGAAGCCAGATGCCATTCCAGACCTTGATGCGCGACGGTGCCGCGGCGAGGAATGCGTCCATGGACAAAAACGGGAAGCAGCGGATGGCGGAATCGGGATTGAGATTGACCACGGCGGCTCCGGGCGGGAGCCGCATACTGGCGAACTCTTCAGCCCATGACTGATAATCTTTTTCACCGAAGCGGCACGTCCAATCGTATCCGGCATGCCAGTGGCCGGGGCCGTTGAGATCGTAGCCGATCAGAGCGATGTGCATGGCCCCCTGGCAGAGCACGTATTCCAGCGCACCGCGGCCGGAATTATATCCGGTCGTGCGCGGCACGGTAACCACATCAATCGGAGGTGCGCGGTATCCCGGCGGCATGGCCGCGACCACCGCTCCAGCGAAAGATTGCAACTCGGCGGCCCGGCGCCGCAACCAGACGCCGTCGGCGGTGAACGCCACATCGGCCCACGGCATCGCGCGAAAGCTGTCGTTGACCGCGACCACAATACCGCGCCCGCGCAGCGCCGATAGATCGACCGCGGCCGCGCTTGGGCCGCCGCCGATCAAAAACACCGGCTGATGCTGCCAGTTGCGAGGATTGCGCCGTGGTGCTGCCCGCTGCGGCAGGTTCTGGACGCGTCGCTGGCGCGACACTGCCTTTTTCATCGGTTGTTGTTCCTGGGCCAGAAATTCATCGAGCGTGGTCACCGGCCACAGGTCGGCGTAGGCAGTACCTGGGCTCGCATTCCAAACAACGACGCCCATGCTCTTGAGCGGCTGCACCAGGCTGGCAAAGTCCTTGCGGTGCTCCGGCCACGAGTCCGCTTTGCGCGGCCACGGATGCGGCGCATGGTGGTGCGTGCGCCCGTCCGGAGTCGCCTTGCCGTCGCAACCCAGAAACACCAGCGTCCGCGCGCCACGCAACAGTGCCACGTTGATCGCCGACGCAAACGAGGTGCGGCGGAACATCGCCTGCGTCGGGTCGGTACTCAGTCCCGATCCCGGCTTCTTGGTGAGCCGCAGCACTTTCGGCACGTTGAGCGGCGCCACGGTGACGATCTCGCCGGCAAAATCCTTCAGCAAGCCGGCGTGGCGGCCGTACCAGCGCGCATCGCCGAAAATCAGAACCGACGCCCATGGCGCGACCTGATAGCTGGAATTGATCGCGATCACGCGCCGCCCGCGCAGGCGTTCCACGTTCTGAGTTGCGAGAGAGGGACCGCCGCCGAGGATGAAAACGGTCTCGCCCGGCCAGTCGGCCGGGACACGCCAGAACGGCATGACCGCTACGCCGAAGCGGCTACTGCCGCGATCACGGCAACCTTGTCGCCCGGGTCGGGCTCGAATTCGTCGCTCTCGCCGGCGCCGAGGAACCATGACGCGGATGTTTCCGGATCGGGGTCCGGTCCAACCGCGACAATGCAATCGGCATCGGCGCGGAGCTTCAGCACGTTTTCATCGGCCGCCACGATCAACGCGCCGACATTGACGGCCGATCCGTCGATGATGATTTCCTCACGACGCACCACGCCGGCTATCTTGAGCGGCAGGAACGTCTGCCGCCGCATGTAGGCCCGCCCGAACATGACTTGCAGTGTTGCCATCGCGGCGCTCCATTTGGCAAGGAATCCGCGCAACGTCACAGTGACGATGCGCGGGACAGATCAGGTACGGCGGGCGCGGTAGAGCGCCTGCGGCATGGTGCAGACGGGGAGCGGGTAGGCTTTGAGTTCCACGTCCGCCCATTCGTCACGCTTATCGTCGACGACGATCTCGGAATAGAACTTCCGCCCCATCTGGCCGAGATGCGAAAACTTTTCGCCCGGCGACATGGTCCACTTGAAGATGCCGGCGCCGGCGGGGAAGAACTTCGCCTTGTCGGTGCCGACGGCGACCGTCGTGTTGTCGTCTGTGCCGCGATAGTTGGTCCATTGGATGCCGCCGAAGTTGAACGTCTCCCAGGCAACCGGATCGCGCAGAGCAGCCGCCGCTTGGTAATTGAGATAGGTCGCCCGCACTTCGGGATGGGCGCGCAAATCGTCCCAGAAGTTGTCGCCGCAGAGCGCCATGATGCGCACGCCGCCGCCACCGATACCCTTGAGGTTGCGGATCATTGAACGGACAGCCGTCGTGCAACGCTTTTGGATTACGCCGGCCACCGGATTCGCAGCGTCGAGATCGAAGTCGACTTCCGCCGGAATCGTCTGGCCGAGCGCATCGGCCCAATCGATCCAGGTCGAACCGTCGGCGTCGGTGACCACTCCCTGCACCACACCGAGGCGCAGGTTCTCGACCGTGAGGTCCAAGTCGCGCATCAACAGCATCTGCCGCCGCGAGATTTCCTCGGCCAGAGACTCCAGGTCGATCTCGCTGCCGAACCGGCGAATGAATGCCAGCTCATGCGCCTCGATGCGGCTCTTCTTGGCCAGTCGGCGTGTGGCGAACGGCCGCGCATCGCGCGGGGTATCCGCCTTTTCCTCCATCGGCTGTCCGCGTTCGCTTGTCTGGATCAACGCGGCTTCGGTGCCGCGCGACTCGATGTAGACTTCCTTGGTCCGAACGGGCGTCGGTTCGAACAGCCCCGGCACCGAGCCGAGGAATCCCGGCACGAAGCCGAGCTTGTCGACGGCCGCAGTCAACGACGTGGCGCTGAACGCGTCCTGCTTGAATACGTCCATAACGATCATTGCAGTTCTCCTTTGCGCGTTCCGCGCTGGAAGTTTAGATGGTGGGTGCGCGTCAGCGCGGAGCGATGAACAGTCGATCCTTCAGATCGGCCACGATCGCGGCCTTCTCGCCGCCGTCCGAACTCTCGGCCGGGTAGGTGATCAAATCGTCTTTCACGGTGGCGGGACCCCGTGCCAGATAGACCTGGCCTTCGATATCGCCGGCACTGGCGTCAACAGCCTGATGCAGGATTCCGGCGACGGCAGCCGACAGGCCTCCATCGGAAACCAGCACGCCGGCATGTGCGACGAGCTTGCCGGTGTCCCACTGCAAGACCTCGCCTGCCTTGAGATTTTGGCCGGACTTTACCGTCGCTGTCTCGAACGACAGTTGCCGATCAACAACCGAGCCGAGATATGCCCCGGCGTGGGTCTGTTCCGTCAGTGTGGTCATGGATTATCTCCTCAATGTGACCGGGGCTGAATGGAAAGTCAGTTGCGCGTAACGCCGAACGCGGCGTTGGTCTTGGCAGCCGCGGCGGCCCACAGATCGTCGATCCCGGCCTGCGGCGAATTTGTCATCGGCGGCCCCATCGCCAGAGCGCCGCCTTGACCTTGCATGCGTTCCGCGATCGTCGGCGCCGTGGCCGTCGGCGCGGCGATCGGGAGGCCGGCGACGAAGGCGACAACATCTTCCGCCTTCATGTCCGGCGACTTGAGCGCAAGCGACATGGCGGTGTCGGCCCGGCCCTTGATCTTCTCGTCGCCGACGATCGCGCTCATGCGATCGTTCGCGGCCTTGGCGCCTTCGGCGAGACCTTCCGCCTTGCCGGCCTCGCGCGCCTTGGCGCAGGCGGCCTTGTGCTGTTCCAGATCGATGTAGTCACTGCCCGCGGTGTCAGCGGCGGGCGCGCCAGTGGTTTGCTCAGACATGGATCGACTCCGTTTTGAGCTGGAGCGGCGGCTGCCGCGGGAGAGATCGGCGATGACCTCCTCGAAACTGCCGAGACGATCAGCCATCCCGGCAGCAACTGCGCGCGAGCCGACCTTTACGTCGCCGGCTCCGAATTTTTCGATCACGTCGTCGGCCGCGATGCCACGGTAGCGCGCGACGGCCTCGACAAACACCTGCGCCTGCGAATCCACCAGCCTTTGGATACGCGCCCGGCCGTCCTCGCTGTCGAGATCGGCCATGCGCGACTTGAAGGGGGATTGCGAAGAAATGAACTCGTGTTGCCGGACACCGCGCGACTCTTCGGTCTTGCGTGTGTCACGGACCGCAGCTTTGACGCCGATACTGCCAAGCACTGCGGTATCGGCGATCACGATCTCGGACGCCGCGGACGCCAGCCAGTAAGCCGCCGATGCACCAAAGCCCCCGACATAGGCAACGACCGGCTTGACCTTGCGCGCATCGAATATCGCCTGCGCCAATTCTGAGGCGCCGTTGACCTCGCCACCGGGACTGTCGATATTCAACGCGATGCTGCGGATATCCTTGCTGTCGAGTGCGGCCTGTAGATCGGTCCGCAGCGTGTCATACGATGTTGCCCCGGATATTTCGGTGAAGAGGTTTGCATAGCGGAACATCGGGCCGCGCGCCGTCAGGATGCCGACACCGTTGCGGACGCCGAGACGATCCGCCCCCTTGACAGCCTTGGCGCGGTATCCCTCAAGCGCATCGACACTCACGTCATGCTCGCGCGCGGCGATCATGAGCACGGTTTCGATCCACTCTTCGGACATCGCCCATGCGGCATTGAGCGCAGCTTCATAAGCGCGCATGAAACTTCTCCAATGATGAGACGAGAATCAGCCGCCGATGAATGCCCGGCGACGGGTCGTCAACCCCTGTGCCGCAGCGCATTCGGACTCAAGCTGGCGCAGCAGTGCGGTGAGGTCGGCCTTGTTGGCCTGCGAGAACGTGGTCGTGGTATCGCCGTGGCGTAACGTCACGACCTGTAGTCCAACGGCGACCTTGTAGACCTGCGGCCGCAGCCATGCGAGCACCGCGCAGGGATCGGTCCAGTCAGGATCGGCCACGGCCATCACACATCCCCTTGCGTCTGCATATCTTCACGATCCTTGCGGTCGGGATCGTCGTCATCGTCCGGTGCCTGCCCGTTCGCCGCTTCGGCGCGGCTCTTCAGCCCGAGCGCTTCGCGGCGGTCCTGCTCGCGCTTCGCTTCCTCGTAAGCATCGTCAGGATCGATCCCGTATTCCTCAAACACCAGCGAATCCGGCAAGCCGATTCGCTGTTTGATCTCAGCCGCCTTGGCCAGCTTCTCGTCGTCGGGATGCGGCTTGGTCGGCCCGCGCCAAAATGCCTGCGCTGCCGCCGCGCGATTTTCCAGGAATCCCATCACCCCGCCGGGGAACGGCGTGCGGCCGGCCTCGATATCTTCTTCCAGCCAAGCTTCATATACCCGCTGCGCCAGCGGCGCGACGATGTGCCGGCGCCGATACAGCACCCGCGGCCACACCACCGTCGTCGCCATCTTGTTCGACGTGAAGGTGGCGCCACGATAATCGCCGGTGAATTCCTCTGCGGTCATCGCTGCGGCGCGCGAACATTCCCGCAGCAGGAAGCGCGCGAAGCTCTCGTAATTCGCATTGGGATGTTCGGAACGAAAGAACTGCAACTCGTCCCCAGGAAAGCCGTGCAGCACCTTCCCATGAATGCCGAGATTCATGTCGGTCGCTTTGTACCATTGGGCCTTGTCCGTAAGCAATTGCTGCAAGCTGACCGCATCGGCCTGCTCGGCCCCGGATTGCATCGCTGCCAATGCTTCCGCTTCCGGCGCCGGGGATTTGAACATCGCCGCGAAAATGGTCTGGATCAGTGCCGTTGTCAGCGTCGCATCTGCGAGTTGATCGAACTGGCGCATGACCTTCAGGACAGAGGTAAACGGCGAGATGCCGCGCACCTGATCGGGCTCGCCGTCGAATACATGCACCACGATCGGCCGGCCCAGCGAATCGGTGGCGCGCGTCTCGACTTCCGTCTCACCGCCGAATGCGGTCTTGACCTTGATTAGATAGGCGCGCGGCGCGCCGCCGGCGCCGAGCCGCACTCCCATGACCAGATCGTTGCCATCGCTCCGCTCCGACAGCCGCCATGCCGGCAGCAGCTTTAGTTTCGTGAAAGACGATGACCCCTCGTGCCGGAAGAACGGCAGCGTCGCCAGGATTTCTCCCGTCGCCATCCAGTGGCGATAGGCTTGCACCAACTGCTGGCCGAACGCGAAGCGCGCGCCGGCATCGCAGGAACGCGGGTCTTCGGCCCATATGGAAAACCGCGTCTCGACGCCGCTGGCCCAGATGTTTGCTTCATCCTGCGTCCAGCCGAGCGCAGCCGCATTCGGTTTGGCGTTAAGGGCCAGACCATTGCCGCAGACCGAAGCGGCTGACTGTTCCACTGCGCCGCTCAGAAACCCGGAATTGTGCATGGAGTCGACGGTGCGCGCCGCCGACAGCCGCCATGCCGCTTTGACATCGTCGGATGCCTCGCGCAGCGCCGGTTGCCATCGCACGAATAGCGGCATCGCCTCGCCGCGCATGTAGGCAGCGGACGGCGCCGGACGCGCCGACGGCATCTGCACCGGGGCGGCCGGTGTGTCCGACCAGAAGTCGAGAGCGGCTGCTGTCATGTCATCCGTTGAGCATTTTAGCGAAATCGCCGAACGAGGGCCGCGCCGGAGGTGGCATGATCGCACCCGTTCGGGAGCGATGGGGCGCGGCAACCTTCGTTTCCAGTTCCGCGAAAACCCGTTCTCTCCAGCGATCCCATCCGCGCATCGCGGCGAGCCCGCGCGCGTAGTTGGCGCAGTCGAGCGCCTCGTTGCGGCGCCCCTCCATGATCCGCCATTCGCGCTTGACACGACCTCTGACGGTTCGCGTCACCAGCGACTCGGCGGTCAATTGCTTGACGGTCTCCTGCGACACGTCACCGGGGAGATGCACAAAGCCGACCGGATATTCGTCATCGGATTTTTCCAGCGCGAGCTGTCCGACGAGCTCCTGCTTGCAATACGAGACGCCGATGCCCAGCGTCTTCAATCCACCCTTGAGCTTCTTGCCGTTGATGGTCACGTCCATCTTGCCGATGCGGATGAACGCACTGTGATCGCGGTCGAGCCCATCGATGGCGTGCACGTTGCCGCGCCCACGCTGCGAACGTACAAACGCCGACACTTCGGGGGCGAACGCGCCGGAATCGATGCCCCAGTCCCGCACAGCCAGCTCGGCCCCATCTTCATGTTGCCAGGTTTCCTCGAACATACCGGCGAGTTCGGACCATACTTCCGGGCGGTTGGTCGCGCCCACCAATACCCGATGATCGATCAGCCAGCGCTCGCGCCGGCGCCCAAAACCCCAGATTGAGACCTCGATCCGATCCTTCTGCACGTCGCATCCGGCGAACAAGACAAGCACGCCGCGCGGCACCGAGCCGGAACGATAACCATCGCGGCGCGCATAGACGGCATCCCAGTCGGGGGCGTCGCCACGCTCCTGCCAGGTTTCGCCGAGTATGGTGTTAACGAACACCTTTAGCAGCGTTGGGTCGCCCTGCGCCGCCGTCCAGCGCTGCGCGATCTCGACCCAACTCGACCATCCGACCGGCGAGTAAAGAGCCGACAGGTGATAACCGACCGTCTCGCCGTCACCGGCGGCCGTCGCGCGCCACTCCCCGCGCCGGAGCATCTCGGTCTTGTGCTGTTCCCCGATCTCGGCGCCGCATTCCTCGCAGAAGTAGGCTGCCTTCCGCGGCTCGTCCTTCGGCCACTTCAATTGCTTGAATTTCAGCGTCTGCCAACGTTCGCAATGCGGACACGGCAGAAAGAAATACCGCTGATCCGTCTTCTGGAACTCCCGCTCGATGCGTGAACGGCCCGCGATGGTCGGTGTTGAAACCATGAACACCTTCCGGCGCGGGAAGTTGACGGCCCGAGCCTCCGCAAGCGTGATCGGGTCGCCCTCCCCGTCCACGTCCCCTTTGTAGGCGTCGACCTCGTCGAGGAACAGATACCGCGCCGGCATCGAGCGCAAGCCAACCGCACTGTTCGCCCCGGTCAGAAATAGAATGCCGCCAGGGAACTCCTTGGCCTGAACGGTATTTCCTGAATCCCGCGATCGAACGTCCGCCACCAGTCCCCGCAGCACGGGACTTTCAGCGATCATCGGCGCTATTCGCTGCTTTGATGCCTTCTTAGCGGCCTCAACCGTCGGTGCCACCGCCAGCATCGGTCCCGGCGCATGGTGGATCACGTAGCCGATCCAGTTATTCCCGCATTCAGTACCGCCGAGCTGCACCCCTTTCATGAAAACGATGCGACGCACCGCCGACGAGGCCGACAGGTCGTCCATGATGGCCCGCAGATACGGGGTGCGGCTCGTCCGCCATTTGTCCGGCTCGCTCGCCGCGCGCTGGGACAAGACCCGATGCCGATCGGCCCAGTCGCTCACCGTCAGCAGCGGCTCGGGCTCGATCCCCTGACCCCAGGCCCGCGCAACAACGGCCTCAGCCCGCGAGACGTAGGTGTGGCTCGGCTCGCTCGGCGAGATATTCTCTGACATGTTTTTCCAAGACGACCGCGAGTTTCACCTGGTCCGCCCCGATCTCCGCCGCAATCAGCGCCACCACCCGGCTCGGCCAGTTCAGAAGTGCGTCCCGCTCGCCCCGGGCCAGTTCGAAAACCTTCCGATGAACCGTCGCCGCGTCGACCAGCCGGCCATCCTTAACCGCGACCTCGATCCGCCTCAATTGGGCCAGAGAAGCCTCCTTGTCTGCCCGCGCCCGCGCAAACGATGACGATGCACCATCGCTCGCAGGCGGTGTACGGTGCCGCACGTTGCGCGCGCGATCCTCAACGACCTCCGACAGGCGAACGCGGCCGGCGTGCGAGCGGACCAGACCAGCCTTGATCTGTCGGCTCAGCGTGCTCTTGGCGAGGCCGAGTTGTTCGGCAGCCTGAGCCGGTGGAATCAAGTCATTTTCTGCCATGCGCTACGCCCATGCCTTGCGGCGCTCGACCTTATGAGCTGGTCCGATTGTGCGTTGCACTATTTTTTCAGGTCTGTCGCTAGAGCAGCCAAACAACTCTGTGTCTCGTATTCATTTTACACGCCAAGGAGGACCCACGATCCATCGGCAGGATTCTTGGCCATCGTGGACAGCATCATTGTCGTTAATTTATTCCTAGAGATTGCCACACGAATCAGCGCGCCGTCTAAGGCGCGCGCTGGCCTCGGCAGTTAGAAAGATTCTGAGAGATAGGAGAGTCACAGAGAGAGTCTATCAACTTGAGCGCTCGCTTGACGCTCGCTACTGCTGTGGCCGCGACCGAAGTCAGTTGTGGAGGGGGAAGCGCGCGTAGTAGCGGGGACAAAATGTGCTTGTCAAGGTCACAAAATGATGTCCTCATGTCCTATTTTGCGTAAGCCGTTGATGTTGTTTGCAAACAAAATTCCGTGCGAGGAGATAGTTACATAAAAAGGGACATGTATTATGGAACATTTTCTGGTTAATTCTCGTTCACTCGGGTATTTATTGCACAATTTGTGCAACGCTGATAATGACTGATTCTATGGTCCAGGATGATGCGGCGACCGACGATCGGAGGCGGGCAGCTGTCGCCCTGGTTGGGGCTGGCCTTGTGCCTGTGGCAGACGCCGCTCGCTGGTGCGGACTGAGCCGGCGCCAGATGTACAACGCCTGCACGCGAGCCGGCATTAACCCTGCGATGGCACATCAGCTGCGGGTCTTAGCGTTGTTCGAAGAGTGGGAGGCTAGGATGGCAAAGGGCATGAACTGGAGCAAGTTCGGTGATCGTAACCGTATGCGGCTGCGCGGGTCGGAGTCGGCTGGCGGCATGTCTGAGGCAGAGATTATGCGCTTGGTCGGTGGCAACGGCGGCCAACGATCGCCTCGCCCGCGCGTTTCTAAAGCAGATCTGCGGGCACAGGCTGAGGCCGCTTTCCGAGAGTTTCAGAACGGGAAATGACGGGTAGCGAGCCTCGCGCCACGGCGGCGGCGGCCTCGATCTTTTTTGCCTCGATCCAGCTGCGGTACGGCATCTTGCTCCCTGACAGGCGGTCGATCCGGTACTCCCGATTGAGACTCCTGTAGCCCCCGCCGGCGAGCTCTCCAAACCTCCGCTCGACAAGTTCCGCGGCGGCAACTGCTGCGGCCTGCGCCCGGTCGAGTATGTCGTCCGGCTCGCAGCAGTCGCTGGCGACCTGGTTGATCGTCTCGATCGCCCGGGCGGCCGGGATTGCGTAGCGCCCGGCGCCGAGGGCTTGATCGGCCCATTGCTCGCCAGCCATCGTCAGGACCATCTCGGCGCGGCTGGCGTCACGGCACCACCTGGCGCAGGCCAGCCCCATCCTGACCTTGCTCCGTGCGGCCAGGCCGGCGAGCCAATCTGCAGGACGCTGGACAGCTTCGACCACCACGAATTGCCGGACCCGGAGCGGCGCCGCGACCGCGATGGCGCAAAGCGGCAGCGCCGCCATATAAGCGGAAATCAGCGCTTCCCGGCCCTTCGGCATTCCGAAACTACCCCATACTAGCAGTGCGTCGCGGCTCAAGGCCGACTTTGTGATAGCAAATAGCTGATTTGTCGTCTTTTGATCCAAGGTCGATCCACAGGGTTATTGGGCCTCCATGAAGCCCTGGTAAGGAGGCAATAGAGGGGTTGTAACATTTCGTGATGACGGGCCGGTTTATTCCCGGTCGATTTCCCTTGCGCTTCCCGCGAGACTTCCCTATATTCAAATCATCGAAGGGGAGATCAAAATGTACGCCACCGGAAAACAGATCAACTTCATCAAGTTCCTGGCCACCGACCGCGGCTACGACAACGCGATCGATGCCCGCCGGCAGTTCGACGGCGTCATCAACTCGATCTCGTCGATGACCGTCCGCGACGCCTCGCTGATGATCGACTGGCTCAAGAGTGAACCCCGTCGGCAGGCGGCATGAAAAAGTGGGAAGGAAGGAGAGAACTGATGAACGCGAACTCGAACTACACCGTTTATGACCGTGAAGATTCCAGCAGCTACGACGACGGTTTGACGCGCGAAGAAGCGATCGCGCTGCGCGCCGAAAAAAATGCCGGATCGCGCTACGGCGACCGTTTCTCCGCGGTTGAGGACGCCGTATTTGCCCATTTCTTTTTGCTCCCGGCGGCCATCGTCACAAAACTTCGCGCGTTGCAGCCCGGCGTCGATGACGACGACAACGGCGTCGATGAGATTTTGAAGCTCACCGAAGGCCCCTACGTGCTGCCCGGCGTGTTGCCGCCAGGATGACTCGCCGTCACCCCACCGCCGACGAGCGAGACCAGATGCGGGAGCTCAGACACAAGGGGCTCTCGATTCCCGTCATCGCCGCGCGGACCAAATTCTCGAAATCCGCCGTGCATCGGGCAGTCCAGGGCATCGGCGTCGACGCCCGGCTCACTGCCAATCGCGACCGTGCGGCCATCCCGCCGCCTTGGCTCGGCAAGGCTCGGCGGATGCTGGCCGGCGGCATGACCCGGTACGCCGCCGCCGCCGCACTCGATATCCCTACTTCGACGCTGTACCGCGCGCTCGCCAAATTCAGCGCGCTGATCAAGTGAGAGGAACTGAAATCATGCCGGATGACAATCAAAGAGCACTGGACTTGGCAACCGCACTTGCGGAGTTGCACCGTTGCTTCTGCGCTCCCAGCGGTCCAGCTAGCTGTGAACTTCTGAAATATTGGCCGCTTCTGCCGATCGACTGACCCCCGAGGCTGGCGAGCCTCACAACTGCGAGGAGTAGAGAACGATGCGCCTAGAAGCTCGGCTGCTGTCCGCCCGAACTGGACTCCGTGACACTGCTTGCGAAAAGTGGATGAAGCACGCCGGGATCGACAACATCATGGATTTACGCACTCGCTATCCTGGCAAAGCCCATGCTGAGTGCATGGAATTGGCGATAGCCGAAATCGAGAGCTTTATTTGCACAGCTGACAACCCGAAAAGCGGCCCGATCGACGAGGCGCTCGTCAACTCACTGGCACCCGAGCCCTTGCGAGTCCAATCGCGATCACGTTGAGGCCGTGCATCTTCCGCTTCAGGAACCACCGGACCCTATGCTCCGGGATACCGATGCCAGCGCATCGCTTGACGATATCGGCCCTCTGCACCGCCCACAGCGCGTCCATGCACACGGCCCTTGCGACCTCGGGCTTGTCCGAAAGAAACCTGATTGGCCAGTGGATGGCTTCCTGCATGCGGCCGATCTCTGCCGGCGTCGGCGGGATCACGACGCGGTTGCGCTGTCGCATGCTGCGCTCAAGCTCCCCGCCCTCTTGCTGGGCGTTCAGGTCGAACCGGTCGTAGACGTATTCCGGGAGAGTGTTCCCGAACGCCTTCGGCCTGGTGCTCATCGGCATCCGAGAAAGGACTTGGAACGCCTCTTCCATGCGATCGAGGACGTGGACGGCAGTCCAGACGGTAGGCCGGCTCACCACGCCCGGCGGGCTCGTGCGTGCCCCATCGACCTGGCCGAGAAGCCCCGTGCGAGAGCCGTTAACGGCTGTCCGCTCGACCTTGACGCTGTGGGCCGCACGGTCGGAAAGGGACATAGGGACATGCTGAAAAGGGACATTAAAATTACGCATGTCACTTTTTCGCAGTTTTCTTTTCATTACAGATACTTACTTCCTGTCGTGACGCTTGTCGTATTTTGCGAATAGGACATGGTTTGGCGCGGGTCTAGAAAACGAGGTCATCGCCACCAAGCAACTCTTGGTTCGGCGCCTCAGCTGCCGGCTCGCCTCTGGTTTCCCCATCCCCAAACTGAACCCCGGCAATCGAGCGGCCCGGAACCAGCCAAACATAGGGGTTGATCCTGCCGATGATGCGAAGCCGGAGGAATTGGTCACTGGCGTCGCGCAGCCGCTTGTTGATGGTGTTGTCCGCGGCATCGTCGCCGCTCCGGCCCAGATAGACCTCCTTCCATTTTTTCGCATTAACGACCGTCACGATCGACCGCGGGAGTCTCAGGTGATCCGGCGTAGGCTCGCCATGATCGGCCATCGCATCCTTCAGTGATTGCAGAATCACCGTGCGCTGATCCGACAGCCTGATGGTTTGGACGCCCCGGCCGCTCGACCTTGCCAGATGGCGATCACCGGCCGGAATCGTAACGCACGACGTGATCGGCTTATCGTCAAAGGCGCGGCGTCCTACCTCGACCACAAACAATTCGAACCTGATCTCCTTGCCGTCCTCCCCATCCTTCTGCTTGTCGAGCATTGCGGTACAAATTTTCGTTCGTTCGTCTTTGGTGACAAGAATGGCCTGATCGAGATTGGCATAGACCGACGAGTGGCCGCGGAGCCTCGTACCGGCTGCGTTGAAATGGTGAACAAGGCAGACATGGCAGCGCGGGAATGCCTCCGAAATCCGATCGATGTTGCCCATCACAATCGACATATCCTTGCCGGAGTTTTCGTCCGCAGCCCCTTGGGCCTTCGCCAATGTGTCGATGAACAGCGCCCGCAGCGGCACGTCGTAGTGCCGCGCAATGCCCTCGATCTCCCCGATGAGGGCCGGCGTATCGCCGTCTGGACGGTAAATATCGATCTTCGATTGAAGAATGAATATCGGAATCCTGGTCCCAGGTGTGATCCGGTTGTACTGCCGCCATGCACGGAATCGCTTCTTGATTCCATTCGCGCCCTCGCCTGCCTGATAGATAACAAGACCAGGCGTCAATACCTTGCTGCCAAAAAACGGTGTTGCTGTTGCGATGCAGCCAGTCGCCTCGACTGCTAAGAACGACTTGCCAGACCTCGACGCACCGCCGATCACAGACTTGTCGCCAACAGTCATCCAATCGTCGATCAGGTATTCGTGCTCCGGCCCCGGCTCATCCAGCCGCTCGAACGGGATGCCGCGGAAGCGCGAGACGAACGGTGGTTCCCGCCACTCCGGCAACTTGTCGGCGATCTCGCGGAGCTCTTCGGCAGAACCTTCGCGGTCTCGCTTCCAGTCCGTCACGTCGGCGCCCTTCGGGGCGCTGGGCCATACCGCAGCGAAGTCTAGGATACGGGTTCGGCGGGCAATGCCGCGCAAGCTCGCAGCTATTGTTTCACCGCGCTGCCGGCCAGGATCGTCGTTGTCGATCGGGATAACTACGTCGAGGCCACGGAACAACTCGGCAAAACTGGCGGACCAGTTCTTCGCCCCGCCCGAATTTGTGACCGCGACAAACCCCATGCCGCGTAGGGTGTCGACCTTGCCTTCGCCTTCCGGGATAAAGGTCAGGTCGTCGGCAGATTTCAACTCCCTGAATTCGACGAGCGGATAGAGACCGTGATCGACTCCTTCAAGGTTCCAGACAAAGCCGTCCCGATCTATCTTTGTCTTGTCGTCATCGCCGCGTGCAGGCCGGCGTTGGCGAAACGTCTTCTTCGGCTTACCGTTATCGCCGATCTCCCACGATCCATCTGGCAGGCGGAACTGCATCCGTAGGACCTGATAGAGAAGCGTCCCGTCAGGCGCGGTGTAGTCCCAGGTCGCTACGACCTCGCGTTTGGCCTGCACGTCATTGTCGACGGTGCTTGCTTTGCGAGGCTCCTGGCGTGCCGGTTTGCTGGCGCCGTTCGTCTGCGGCATCGCGACGCCGGCGATGCTAGCGCACCGCTCCACCGCCTCGGGGAACGACAGGCCTTCCCTCTCCTGGAACCAGTCGAAGATGTCGCCACCCTTGCCTACACTATGGTCCCACCAGAGCGATTTTGCTGGGGAAATGGTCAAAGAGTGATCGTCGATGGCGCGAAATTCGGCACCTTCCTTGCGCAACTTGTGTCGCTGACCGACGACCGTAGACACCGGCACGCGGTCGCGCAATTCGGCGAGGAAGGATTCCGAGAACGCCACGATCTCACCTCACCGTTCCTGTAGCGCAGCAACGAGATAATCCGCCGCGACAACCGCAGGCTCGCGCACCAGCTCATACCCGTGGCGATCACAAACGGACTCGACGGTGCCCCTGGTGCAGCCGAGCAGGTCCGCAATCTGCGTCGCCGTCTTGCCACCTCGCGCGAGCAAGCGAATTTGGCGGAGAGACTCAGGCGTGAGGCGGAAGGAGGTCATGCGGCACCATCCCGCCCGGCGATCGGCGCGGCCACAAGCCTGTAGCCGTAGTCGTGCCCGCTGATCGAATCGATCCTCAGCCCAACGGCGCGCAACTTCTTGCGCAGCCACCACATCTGCGTGCGGACATGGTTCCAATTCCCCGGCCCCCCGGTCGGATCGCCGGAAAAGATGCGCGCATACAACGCTTCCGGCGTCAGCCTCCGCCCGGACTGGCGCGCCTTCCACAGTTCGTCGAAGATTTGCGCTTCGCCCTGCGTCAGCTCGACCACATGGCCGCAGCCGACCAGCAGCCGCGCATCGAGTATCCATGCGTGCGCCAAGCCGGCGATCGGCCCGCCACAGCACGGGCAGTGGTCGCTGATCAACAGACGGCGCGTCATGACGCCGGCTCCGCCGCGTTATCTTCCTCCGGCCATCCCGGCCCACCGGCAGCGACGCGCGCCTTGACCGCGCCGTAGCAGTCGTTGAGGCTGCCAGCGAGATCGGCGGCGGGGTCGTATTCGAACTGAAACAGAGGACCACTATCGACCGGCTTGTCGCGATTGCGCGCCTTTATGCTTTCGCGCGCCCGCTCGTCAGGCCCGGCGAGCAGCAGGCGCATGCGCCTGCGTATGTCACCAATATACTCTTCCTCCCGCTCGATCAGCACCGCGCGCATGCCCTCGCGGAATGCGGCTTCGCCCGCCGTGCCGGAACCGGCAAAGCAGTCCAACACGGTCCCGCCCGGCGGGGTCACCAGGCGAATGAGGTACTGGATCAGGTCGAGCGGTTTGATACAGGGATGCTTGGAACCGATGCGGTCGTGCGCGTCGGCCTTGGCCTGATAGAAAAAGCGGGCGGCTGATCCGGAGTCGCCTTCACGATTACACGGCGTTTGCGGTTCAAAAGTATTGCCACGCAGCCCCGCCTTCGTGACACCCCCGCCGCCCGATCCGCTTTGCGTCTCCGGAAACAGCCCCACCACCTCTTCGCTGCCATCCAAAATTACGTTGGCAGGCCAGCGCGACGATGCGCTGGGAAATTCTGCGGCCGGGAGACCCTTGCCATTCCCGTAAATCTGCCCTGGCTCGCCCCTTACGTTTCCTCGCGCGTGCGTTGATCTCGGCTCGGTTGGAACTCTGCACCCATCCACATTCAGCGCGCCGGTTCCCCACTTGAGAATATTTTGCGTTCCGTTGAGTCCTTTTTCGAACGGCTTCTGGCCGACATAGATTGGTTCGATGGCGGGCTTTAGGGATTGAGTGCCGTAGTACCAGCCATCCCATTGGCGCGCGGCATCGGTTGCGGCTGCATCGTACCGGGTCGCTGCATCATTCTGACGTTCGCCAGCGCCGTTGGGATTCATCGCCCGTGGATTTGGTCGGCGCGGCTCAATTCCTGTTGCTTCCCGCTCTGCTCCCGCCGCCTTGTCGATAGATTTTGAAACGTTACGAGCTTTGGGAAATCCTTGCCCCGTGATCCATGCGACTAACGGATGAGTGATGAAGCCGACATCCTCAATCGCACATGCCATCCGGTGATAAGTGCGCGAGGAAGAAAACGCGACGATGTAAGCGCCGGGCTTCAAGACGCGATAGACCTCGCGCCATACATCGGGGCGGAAGGCAATGTCGCCGCCATCCCACGCCTTGCCCATGAAGCCGGCAGACGCGCGAGCATAGGCGCCGGTTGCGCCGTTCGATTTTGCCGGCGCCGCATTTTCCGCGCCGAACCGTTTTACTATGCTCGTCAGGTGATACGGTGCGTCAGTCACGCACGAGTCGAGACTGTTTTCCGCCAGTGCGGGGAGCACAGCGAGACAATCGCCAGGGTACAGCGTAATGCCGCCGACAAAATCGTCGCGTTCCATCGGCGGCACTGTACCGCTGGCGTCCATCATTCTTGCACCGCAGGCTTGGGGCGCTCGATGAACAGGTCGATTTGAGGGCGCCAACTTTCCCAAGCGCGCCCAACGGCTCCGCTACCGGGAAAGAGATCATGAAATTCATCGCCAGGATTTGCCCCAACGACCTCAAAGGCCCAATGACATACGTCTTCCGGCTTCGCCCCGGTGAAACCGCGCCGCATCGTCATCGGCGCTTCGATCCAATCCCGCTGTACGAACGCGCCGGAATAATTCTCAGCCATGCGGCGCATCGGCTTGAAGATGATCGGCTCCCACGCATAGGCGGGGCGCACGCCCTTTTTGAATGCTGCAAAAGATTTCACCCACGCACCCCAACGCGCGCCAGCCGGCACCAATGGGGCAATGATGGGTATTGCAACGGAACTGGTGTGAAGCACCCACCCATCAAAATCGCGCTCAAGTCTTGCAATCAGCTCGGCGTGGTCAACCTCCCCGGCATAGTCCGGGTGATCTTTGTACAGGTGCGCGTTGCCCGGATAGGGCGGGTCCGCATAACCGAGGCGCAGCGCAAGCTGTTCGGTGTGGATGGTCATTCCCGCTGCTCCAGCATGTCGAGCAACTTCCCGATCGGCGATGACGGGCTGCCGTCTCCGTTCCTGGTCACGGCCCCGCGCAACGTCTCGATCGGGACACCGTGTTGCAGGCCGATGCTCACCGCGATCGCGGCGTCGCGCGCATTGGCGTCGGCCCCGCTGCCGATCTTCGAGCAATTCAAAAAGACCTCGCAGACCTCACCCTTGCTGCCGCGACCGACTGTTGCCGTGTAACGCATCGGTTTCACGCTGGCGTCGATAGCGTGCTGGAAATCGAACGTCTCGGCTGGGCGGCGGTTGGGGAGAACGGCGCGTACGGTCAATGCGATCCCAAGCCCGGCCGGCGTCTCGGGTGCGGTGAAGCGGCGCCGGATGTCTTGCCAGATCGCTTCCCCGCGCTTCCGCATGCTGTCGTGAATTCGATCGACGACATGCGCCGCGATCGACTGGCGAGCAACGCGCTTCGACACGAGCCGTAACATCCGCCGCTCGCCGCGGTGGAACTTGCGATATCGCTCGCGCAACGCATCCGGCAGCGCTCGAAAGCACTTGCCGCAGATGATCTCCGCGCCAGGCCCATACTTTGCGCCCCCGGTGCGGCGGCAGCGCGGATTGATGCACGGGATGCGGTCGCCGCTCATACCCGCCTCCCGATCACTGATCTGATCTTCCCAGGCCGCGCCACGACATCCTCGATCAGCTTCTTGCTCAGCGCAGCTTTCGATAGGCCGTGACGGTGCGCGATGCGAGACACGCCGCGTTTATCGCCGCAATTCCAGGCGACCTTCGATGGAATGTGAGTGCCGTTGCGGTGCGTCACGCCGCGCTCCGCTCTCGTTGCCGTGCCCGTTCCCGTGGGCTCACGTAGTTCCGTGCGATCAGCAGGCGGATGACTTCCTCGTGCTCGACCATCGCGCGGAAGACGGCGTTCGCTTCCGCCAACAGCATCGCGCGGCGCCGATGCGCGGCAACGATCCGCCGCCCAACCTCGCGCAGGTTCAGCTGAGCCTCTAGGACTTCCAGCCCTTCGTTGTCGTATGCTTTCTCGCGCGCATGCTCGAACAGCGCCACGGCGATCTCGGCGAAGTTGAAAGCGGGCTCATCGCGATTGATCTTCATCCCGCAGCCCTTCCCTGTTCAATTCCCGACGAAGGCCATCCAATTCTTCACCGAAATTCTCTTGCGTCTCGATCCATCCGGTTACGCGCCGTATCGAATTAAGGACGGTGGTGTGGTCGCGCCCGCCAAACCGGCGGCCGATTTCAGGCAAGGATCGGCGAGTGAGTTCCCTGCACAAAAACATTGCGATGTGACGCGCTCTCACCACGTCCAGAGTCCGGCGATGAGACAAAAGATCGGCGCGGCTGAAATTGTACTTACGCGCCACCACGCACTGAATGTCTTCAACCGTTGTCCGGATCGTCAATGGTCGACGCTTTACGGGGGCGTCATCGGGGATGCTATCTGGCGAAACGGTTACCAATAGCGGCACCGCATCGACCGTTGGCTCCGTCTCCGGCTTCAGCTCCCGCTTCGGCCTCCGGCGAAGATCAATCCCATCATCCGGAACAGCCATGGCATCCCATTTGGCGCGGACGGCAACATGCCTTTGATGCAGTTCGTCGATCAGCGCCATCAGGCCCGCCCCTCTTGGCCGAAAAACGCGAACGCTGTTGCGTGTTTTCTGGCAAGATGCGCGCTCGCCCAATCGTGAGTCGCCAAGGCATCGGCCCTGTTGTCATCGTTGGTGTCGCGCGACATCAATCCGAGCAGATGGCAGCGGTTGACCACCGCAGCTTTCGTTTCCTCGCGCGTCCCTAAACGACCGATTCCCAGGAAATGCTTTCGGATCACGGAGTCGGTCGGGTCGCGGCCCGTCTCGGGGTTCAGGCCGATCGTCACGCCGAAACGAACCGCCAGCCCCTCGACGACGGCGTGCAGCCCGAATTGCAGGCGCACTTGCGCTTCCGACATGCCGAGTGTCTTGAAGGCTTCAAGCGTGAGGCTGGACTCCTTCACGACCAATGCGGGGCGCACGATCGCCCACTCGCGTGCCAGGAACGCGATCAGGTTTGCGAACGCGACGGCGCGGCCCTCATTAGGTTTCTTCAGGATCACAGAGCCGGACGACGGAACCTCACCAGGCGGGCCGTAGGCCCATCCCGATCTGGTTGCGAGGTCCAAGCCCCATATGATCCCGAAGCCGGACATCGCGCCTCACGCGACTACTGTGTGCGTCGGCGCCGCATCGCCAAGGTTCAGCCCGCGCTCGGGCATCCCGATCGGCTCGGCCTCCGTCGTCTTGATGCCCTTCGCGAGTACCGCCTGCCCTTCATGGAATCCGGTCATGTAGGACTTGTACTGCGGCACCGATGCATCGCATTCCGGCCGACACGGGTTTCCGGCAAGTCCGTCCCGCTTGCCGTCCGCGTATTTCTTGTCGACGGCCGGCATGAGGTCGGCATCGCCGAACAGTTCGGTCTGCACGCCAACGCCATTCCAGGCGGCGACTTCCATTTCTTCCTGGATGCGCGCCTTGAACGCGGCTTCGCCTTCCGGTGTTCGCAACGCGATGGTGATCTGAACTTTGGCGACTGAATCGCCCTCGGCTTTGATCCTCTTGCCGACGTTCTTGATATCGGCATCGGCCTTCTTCTTCGCCGCCAAGACTACCTCGTAGTCGCGCACATGCTCCCAGTGCAGCGCTTGGCGTTCATCGTCGCTCAGGGCGCTGTTGTGGCCGGGTGTGGCGCCGGATGGCGCGCTACCACTCTCCGCCTTTGCCGTCTTGGACGGCCTTCCTCGCTTCGCCATTGTATCCTCCAGGTCAGAAGTTGCTTCCGTAGTCGACGCCTTGCACACCGCGCGCCATGTCCGCGTGTTCGTCGCAATACGGTCGCCCTGCCGCATTGTTTGCGCCCGCACAGCCGCAGTATCGAAACGACGGCTCCCGTGGGTCGCCGAACGGCCAGCGGCAGGTTTCATTTTGCAGCTGCATCAGCGTGAGGCCGCCTTCGGGCGGTGCCTCGGCCGGCAGGTCGGTGATACCGTCACACGCGATGCCGGTATCTTCTTCCCGCGCCAGCCTGTTGACCCCGTTGTTCCGCTGCGGCTTGTCGCTGATCGGCGCTAGGCCCGGCAATGTGACGGTGGCAAGCTTCCGCTCGTTGCCCCCTGCCGTGAACCGCGCGTTATGTCGCGTCGTCATCCCGCGAAGCATCGAGCGGACCGGATCGGGTTTTGAAGGAACACCGCGCGGCACCTTCTGTCGCGCTGGCCGATCCCGTCGCGGGCTAGCTACCGATACCGACGGGCTCTTCACGCGGCCAACTAACTTCATGCGATGCAACTTGCCAATAACGGCGTTGCTGCTGAGACCGCAGCCCAACTCCTTCGCGATCTGCGAAAAACTGAGGCCGTCGGCGTATAGCCTCTTGAGTTCGGCAACGCGGTCTTTCGTCCATGGACTGTCAGCCGCTTTGCAATTTGGCATAGCAATTCTCTCCGTCGCGGCCGACTGATTTACGCGCCAGCTCCGACTAACGATTTGTGGTTTCCATTGACGCGCACGTTGTTTCCTAACGGCTGTGCATTAAGCACAGCATCGACCGTCGCCATCGGGCGCAACTTGTCGTGCGCCCAGTAGACCATTCCTGAGCGTCCCCAATTGTCATGGCGATGGTTTTCATTGCCGATCAGATCGGCAAGCTTCCTCCCGAATAGCCCGGTCGGACATTTCGCCGGACACCCCAGCGCCACATCACGCGGGTCAGGTTGATCGCTCACATGAAGAAATAGGAGCCAAACATCGAGCCCAGTCTCGTCCTGGATTTTTTGGTAGTGTTCGTAGTGGCGAATGTCGATCCCAGTGCACCAGCGTTTTGTTTTCCGATGCCAAGAAAACACTGTCTTGTGTTTTGCTTCGCACCACATCGTCTCTCCGTTGCCAGCGAAGCAAAGAAGATCAGGAGAAACGTAGCTGCCCTTGCTGAAATAGCGCGGCCCGATGCCGTCCTTGTTCTCGATATCGTAGATCGTCAGCACACCATGCTCTCGCGACCTGAGCCAACGCGTAATCGCGCCTTCCGTCTTTCGACCGATGTCTAGTTGACGCTTGAACTCCAGTGAACTCATCTCAGCCCTACCTGATCGGCCTCACGACGAAACCAACATCGGCGAAGACCGCCGCGAAGCGATCGCTTTCCTCGCCGAAATAGAAGAACGCTTGGCCTTGCGTGGGCGCGGCAATGGTTCCCTCGGCGTCGTAAAATCTGATCCGGCCGCGTGTGAAGCAGATTGCATCGGCAACCGCAGCCGCCTCCTGAAACCAAGCGGTGTCGGTGTAGTTGTGAGTCAGCATGATTGCCGCAACGACGCGGCCGGCGTTACGCTCCTGCACCATCTTGGAAACGAAGTCGGCGATGTGCGGCTGCGCATACGGCGGATTAAGCCAAACACGCCCATGCCACTGCCGCTTCAAGCCATCGTCTTCAATCGAGAAGTATTCGATTGCCGAAACCTTCTCTTGAGCGGCATCGCTGCTGGCCGGATCAAGGTCGATCCCACCGAGGACCTGTCGTGCCAAAGAAAGATATTCGTCCGGCGTGTACCACTCGTTTTCGCCAGTGCCGAACGTGCCGCGGACATGCTTGCTGGCGGCGAGAAGATCGACGCTGACGCGATCGTTGTCGGCCTCGATACGCTCGCGTCGCTCGCTCAGAATCGTCTCGAATTTCTGTTCCGGAATCGCAGCGTACTTGCGCGCCCGATCGGCCAAGTGCTTGTCGATGCCGGCGGACAAGAGAGTGGGGGTATCGTCTTTAGGTGGGTCCGATTTCGACCCGCCTAAACTTGGGCGGCCCTTTCCGGCAGTGCCCTTCGCCAACCCCACCGTCTCGCGCTGCGCCTCCATCATCTCGCCGAGCCGCCGTTCCGCACGGAAGCGGATTTCGGAGGCGTCTATTTCCAATTGCTTGTTCTTCGCCTGCCGCGCGTAAGCGCGCATCGCATCGGCTTTGTCGCGAATGTCTTTCACTTCATCGATGGACTTCGCCTCTGACAATGCGCGGCAGGCGGCGTCGTATCGCGTGAGCACACTATTGGCGACGCGGGCTAGTCCTGTCATTTGCTAACCTTCGACGACGTGCCGTTACCCTTGCCAACAGCAGCCTCAGCCGCAGCCACAGCACGGTGAGAAGCGCCGGCTTTCGCTTTCGTGATTTTGATTTCATGCTGAAGTCGCCGAATCTGTCGTTCGCGTTCCGCCTCGTAGGCGGCGTGAATCTGAAAATAGATCGAAGCCGTGATCTCTCTCGGCCTGCGATAACGCAAACTCCAGAACACTCGCCAAGGAACGCCGTAGCGCGCCTCAAGCCGGCGCCACGCATTCACCATGTCGCCCGGGCCGCGCGCTTCGGAGCGCGTCAACCCCTTCGCCCACTCGGCCGCTTCGTCGACGTAGGCGGTGTCAGACATCGGGCGACCGCCATGAAAAGGAATTTTCCACACGCGCAAAACCCTCCATGCCACTATGACCGTGTTCGACACGGTTCACGGCGGAGCACGCGGCGCGCCAACGCCGTCGGCTCCGGGGCATGGAAGGATCGTCTGTCATGGTGCCGCGGCCCTCTCGGCAGAGCCGTTCGGCTGCCAGCCTGCGCGCGGTGCGGTCATGACGCGTCGCAGAGGGCAAGAGCGGCGGAGCGAGTCATGCAAATAGGTGCCGGGGTTTTCCCGTCCCGGCCCGGGGTCACCGTCCGCCCGGTGACGAGCCTACTAGCGCACTCCACTTTGCCCTGCCCTTGCGGGCCTCCATTGGGCATCGCTTCATCGTGCGCGTTCGCGTGGGATGTCATGACCATCGCCCCGCGGTGCGACAACTATTCACGGTTTTATGGTTTACACGCCGCAATTTGTGGCAGTAGCATCCCCCTGGGGCGTACAGGGGGAGGAAACCATGCTGGTGCAGTTGTTTCCGAAGGGGGGGCGTCATACAGCCTCCAAGGTGGAGGCGGGCTCGGGCGGGTACAGGTCCGGCCTCAATTCGGATCGGGGGATACCGGTGGCGCGCTCGATCTCGACCACGCGCTCTGCCGGAATCGATCCCTCTTCCCAGCGCAATACTGTGGTCTTGTTCACATCAAAGAATTCCGCCAGACGCTCAAGCGTCAACGGCGGATTGCTCGCCAATCGGAATTTGCGGATGGGGCTTAGCTTGCTCATCACGCAACACGTTGCGCGAAACGCAACCCTTTGTCAAGACCGAGTTGCCTTTGGCGCTAACGACCTGCCGGGCAGCCCGTGGCAAGTGTTGGGTATGGGCAAGTTCCACTACATCCCGGAATGGGCACACCAGGCCGACAAAATACAGGCCGACATTGTGGAGGCAACGGGTGCCGATAAGGCGAACGTCTCCCGCTGGTGGGATGGTGTCATTCCCACAAACAAATATTTGGAACTCCTTGCTCCCGTCCTAGGGGCTCCGGAGCCGGCCGCCCTATTCGTTCACCCCGCAGAATACAAAATACTTGTGGAAATTAGGGCACTTACGGTTAGGTCAGACACCGCCGCCTAGTCTGTTGCGCCCTTCGCAACAATTTGCTTGACTTACGGTTGCGTTTCGCGCAACGTGGTCTCTGTTCAACAGGGACCGCCTGCCCATGCGCGCCTTTCACCCTTTGGTCGATCTTTTCCCGCTGCACGGCCTGCGGCGCTGCGGGGAGGTCAGATGATGGCCGCCGAGCGCCCTATCGTCGGTTACTTCAACTGGCGAACTGACATGCGAGGCCGCCTCGTTCCAGAAAAGATTCTGAAGGAACACAGAGACGCGGCGGTGAGTTCGGCGAACCATCAACAGGTCGAGCACTACCAGTATAATTTGGTGACGGAGATTCCGCTCGACGAAGCTCATTGGGCCATGACGCTCGATGAACTGCTGGAACGGTATCCAGCACCGGGCCACGCGCTTCGGGGCGCCGCCGATGTCTGAGCCTATCACAATCCTGCTGGACCGCATTCAGTCGCTCGCCGCGCAGGTCGAGCGGCAGAGCATTGCGTGGTCCTACGGACATTCCGGCGGTTACCAAGAGGTTGCAAACCGCTACGCCAAACTTGTGGAGTTGATCGCACCATGACCATGCCTGACACCGACGCCCTCACCCGCTGGGCATCCTATCCAGCCCCCCATGCGAAACGGACGCTATGCCCGTACTGCGGGCGCACGTTCACGGCGGTCTGCGGTGAGGACAATCACCTGGGATGCGGACGGTATCTGGCCGCGATGCTCACGCCGGCGCGGGAGAAGACCGATGCCTAACACCAAAGCAACGCCGGGACCGTGGATCGCAGACGTGACAATTATTAGTCACGGTGGTTTGAAGGCAGCCGAGCAAAACATCAGAATCCACGCTGGCGAAACGATCATCGCAGACTATCGTATAGAGATATTCACAATCGGACGTATCGAAGAGAATGCTGCCAACGCCTACACGATGGCCGCAGCATGGGACCTACTTGAAGCCGCGCGTTTGCTTGAAACCGCAGAGCACAATCGTCAGTTCTGCGACGAGTGCGAAGATGAGGGCGAGCCAGAGGCGTGCAGCAAATGCTTTCCAGCCTTCGATGACGCGAGGGTGATGCGCAGGCTCGCCATCGCCAAAGCGGAGAACCGCGATGGTTGACACCGATCGCAAGTGGGCCGGCGACCTCGATCGTCAACAGCAGATAGTCCAGTGGTTTATCGCCAACACGGCGGGGGACGAGCCGGTCGATATCGTCGGCGCCTGCGAGACGATCCTGTCCAACCTCGTGAAGGTGAACGCGCCTGACTGCGCCGCAGCGGAGCGCCAGATCGACAGTATCGCCCAGGACATGAAGCAGACGGTCCGCGAATGCTTTGCGCCGGCTGATGCGGAGGAGATGCGGCAATGATCAATTGGGAACGTTCAGGCCGCATAATTAGCGGATCGAAGCGCGGACCAAAAGGGCATGTGTGCGTCTTCAATGCGAATGTCTGCACCAAGTCGCAGGGAAAGATTTGGTTTGGCGACATCGACTTGACAGACGATGCGGCGGACCTAGCGCGGCTTGCTGCCGAGAAGCGAGAGGACGTTTACGTGCTCCGCGAAAAGGATGCGCGGTTCATGAACGAGGCCGCCCCAAAGTTTGAGAACGCCGTCGCTGTTATGAGCCCGGCAGGCGACATGACCATCGATCCAAAGGCACGACCAGAAGGGTGACGAAACATGACTACACTCACCCGCATTGTTTTCAGTTACATCGATGCTCTGCGCCAGCCCGACGTATTCGAGCGGTCTGTCTACCTTACCTGCGAGATCGAAGCGGCATGCCAGAAGGCAAAGCAGGCCGCGATGGCGATGAAGGTCGGCAGAATCACGCGCTCGCACGCCGGGATGAAGGCTGCGGCCGAGGAACTTGAGCGGCATCTGCGCCAGGCGCGATCGATGAACGATGCCCTGCAGATCGTTCTCGCTCAGGACCGCACGGCGGCGGTGATTAACACCGTGCTCGCAGAGTGTGCAGGGGAGGGGGAAATCTAGATGCCGAGGCGGATGACGCAAATTGAAGGGTTGGTGAGAATCGGCCCGGCGAGGGTCATTCTGGAAAGTCCATACGCTGGGAAGTCAGAATGGCGAATGGTCGCATTCTTTCAGCGTTGGCTTAATCGTCGATACGCGCGCCGCTGTGTGCACGATTCTCTTTCGCGCGGGGAAGCCCCGATAGCCTCACATCTGCTCTACACACAGCCTGGAATTTTGCTCGATGACGTTCCGCAAAAGGGTGGCCTTTGGTTGAGCGGCTTGCCGGGCATAGACGCCGGACTGGCGTGGCGGGACGTTGCGGAGGCCTGCGTCGTCTACACCGATCGCGGCACCAGCAAGGGCATGGAATACGGGATCGCCGCCGCGCGCGCTGCTGGGATTCCGGTCGAGATGCGGTCGATTGAAACGTGCCACGCGCGGCGGCAGTTCGGCGACACGATGGTCTGCGACCCATGCAACCTCCGTTGGGACATGAACGATCTGGCGCCGCCGCGATGCCGGAGGGTAGGCAATGCCGGTTGATCACGCCGACACTAACGACATCCTGAATCGCTTGTGGGACGAGATCGCTGGCTGGCCGAAGATTGAGCTGCCAAGCGCCGTCGTTCAGGTCCGGGCTGACTTGGTTACGCAAGCCTACTCTGAGATCGATGAGCTTCGGTCCATGCTTGAGCGCGGCTTAGCAGCAACAAGGTCTTCTGCCGGGTCGTACGAGAAAATGAACTTTCAGCGTGACGCGACGATCGCAATCTCTTCTTGGTCTAAGGGGCGCGGCTGATGGCTATTGAGAAAATCCAGATCACCGATCGAGAGTCGTGGCTAAAGCTGCGCCAGCAAGACATAACCGCTTCCGTCGCCGGCGCGTTGCTGTCTGACCATTCCGGTGGCGCTGGTCGCCGAGTTCACCCATACGCCACGGCATACGCTTTGTGGATGCTCAAGAGCGGCCGGATCACAGACGACGCCGAGGAAACTCCGCCAATGAGACGCGGGCGACTCCTAGAAAGTGTCGCCGTACAGATGCTGCGAGAAGACCGGCCAGAGTGGAAGATAGAACCTTACCCGGTCGGTTTCTACTTCCGAGATCCCGCAGCGCGCGTCGGCAAGCCGCTGGTGGTTCAGATCAAGTCCGTCGAGGCCAGCGTGTTCCGCCAGGAGTGGCACGACGAGCAAGGCGACGTGACGCCGCCGCTCTGGATCGTGGTCCAAGCAATTCTTGAGGCCAAGCTGACCGGCGCCGAGCGCGCGTTCGTGGCTCCGCTCGTTGTCAGCTACGGCCTCGACATGCCGATCATCGAGGTTCCGATCCACTCCGGCGTCTACGATCGCGTGAAGGCGGAGGTTGCGGCCTTTTGGGCGCTTGTCGAATCCGGCACCGCCCCCGATCCAGACCTCGCGCGAGACGGCGAGATCATCGCTCGCATTTTTCCTCGCGACGACGGCAGCGTAATTGATTTGTCAGGCGACAACCAGATGCCGGAGCTGGTCGACCAGCTAGTGACGGCGCGGGCCGACATAAAATCAGCCGTCGCGCGCGAGAAGGAAGCCAAAGGCGGAATCTTGGCGAAGATGGGCGCGGCCTCGTTCGCCAGAATCGCGGATGGCAGAAGGGTGAGTTGCAAGTTGATACAGCGGTCCGGGTATTCGGTCGGGCCGACTGCGTTCCGGGCAACGAAGATAATCAGCAGGTAGGTAGGACCGATGACAGAAAAAACCGTTACCACTTACAATGGCTTCGACAGCTCGCTCCACACTGCGCAGAGCCGCTATGCCGTGCTCAAGCAGTTGGGCCAACTCAGCACCACTGTAGCAGGTCGCCGATGCAGCGCTCCGGTCGCCGGTAGAGGCGCGGTCGGCTGCGTTCTATTTCTCGTCTACCGCGATCCTGACACAGACGAAATCCTGCACGCATGGGCTGGCATTGCCGGCCAGAATGGTATCAAGCCGCAATCTTGGTACATCCTCGGCGCGGATGGCAAGCCGGTTGAGGTTGTGGAATGAACGCCCCCGCCAACATCCCCGCATCCGGCGACAACACCCGCCCGCTGATCACCGCCGACGCGCTGAGGCAGGATTTCGCGCACGTCGAAAAGTTCATTGCCGAGCTTGAGGCTGAGGCCAAGAAGGTTCCTCCAGTGATCGAAGACGACGACGATCTCGCGCTTGTCAGTGCGGTGGTGCCGAAGCTCTCCGCAGCAGGCCGGCGCGTCGACAAGGTTCGCGATGAAACGAAGCGGCCATACCTGGAGTCGGGGCGCGTCATCGATGCCTGGTTCAAGGCGATCGAGAAGCGGGTCACCGATCTGCAAGCCGCACTGGAACGTCGCGGCAAGGCGTATCTCGACAAGAAGCGCGCCGCCGAGGAAGCGAAGCGCCGGGCCGAAGAGGCAAGGCTTCGCGAGGAGTCGGAACGCAAGGTGCGGGAGGCCGTCGAGGCCGCGAAGGCCGGAGAGGTAGAGCGGGCTGCTGTTGCCCAGGTCGCATCCGAAGAAGCCGAGAGCCGCGCCGAAGCCGCTGCGGCGCCGGTGAAGGCCGCCGATCTCGCGCGGACGCATACCGCCGGTGGCACGGCTACGCTTGCCGAGACATGGACGTTTGAGATCGAAGACCTCGGCAAGATCGACCTCAATATGCTGCGGCCGTTCTTCACCTACGACCAAATGGAAATGGCCGTGCGAAAGTTCGTCAAGGCGAACCAGGACAAGCGCGCGATCGAGGGTGTGCGAGTCTACCGAGATACAACGGCGCGATTCCGCGCGTGATGGAGAAGATCAATATGGCACAGAACGACGCGATTGAAAGAGACGACCGGCGCGCTTCGCTTGACGCATTCGCAAACACCCGATCCAATCAGCCGGTATCGGCACCGGCAGTCAGACCGCTCGCCGCGCCGGCTGATCGCGTGTTCGGGGCACAGGCCGTGGCGGTCTACCGCGACGAAGCCCGCATCCTGCAGAAGCTTTCGGCGCTCGGTGCCGCGGCTGGAAGCGATTGGTTCTATCGCTACCCCGTGAAAAACAAGAAGCAAAACCGCACCGACTGGATCGAGGGAGCGTCAATCAAGCTCGCGAACGACGTGGCGCGCATCTATGGCAACTGCGACGTGGACGTGAGGGTCATTGATATCGGCGACTCGTGGCTGTTCTACGCGCGCTTCAACGATTTCGAGAGCGGATACTCTCTGACGCGGCCGTTCCAGCAACAGAAGGGAGCCGGCACGATCGGCGGTGACGACAACGCCCGCAGGCTCGATATCGCGTTCCAGATCGGCGCGTCGAAGGCTATCCGCAACGTCGTGGTGAACGCACTACAGACGTACTCTGATTATGCTTTTGATCAAGCGCGCAATTCTCTTGTCGAGCGCATCGGCAAGGAGATCGACCGGTGGCGAGATCGCACGGTCCAAGGGATCGCGAATCTCGGCGTTGACTTGGTGCGCGTTGAGACTGTCCTAGGCAGGTCGGCGAAAGACTGGACCGCGCCAGACGTGGCAAAGGTAATCGCGATGATGAAGGCGATCTCGGATGGAATGGCGACAGTCGATGACACTTTCCCATCGAAGGACGCCAAGCCCGCGCGCACCCTAAACGAAACCCTTGACGAATTGGCCAGCAAGAAGAACGACGAACCATCCGATCCAGAAACCGGCAAGCTCTCCGCCGACACCGCTACGCCGCAGCCGGTCGATCCCTCCCCTGCGGCTGGCCAGCCCGCTCCCGAAACATCCGGTGGCCCCCTGCCGGACACGACGGGGGCGGGCGAGGCCGGAGGCAACAAGAGCAAAGCGAAGGCGAAGCCTGACGAAGGCAACGCCGGCGACTTGGCGCCGGAGACCGCCGCGCAGTATCGAAGCTTCGCGACCGCATGGATCGCTGCGGCCGATGACGCCGACGCTGCCGAGGCGCGCTGGAAGCAAGAAAAGAAATACCGCAACTCGCTCAACGTCGAGCCTGGAGTCCGGGACGAACTCGAAGCGGCGTTGAAGGCGAAGGTTGCGGGACTGCGGAAGGGTGAGTGATCCGATGAGTGTGATGCTGTCCGAAGAATTTTGCTCGAATGCTGAACAGCCGCAGACCGGCAACCGTGTCTACCGAGACATTGAGTTGCGCGGTCTCGGGTTCCGCGTTACGGCGCAAAATTTTAGGTCATTTGTTCTTCGATATCGCACAGCGTCCGGGCAAGAACGCCTGCACACAATCGGTCACTACCCCGAGATCAATTTAGCTAAAGCCAGGGCCATTGCCTCTGATCTAAAAATGCAGATTAGAAACTACGAGGCTGATCCCGTTGGCGACAGGAAGGCCCAACGGATTCGGAGATACAGGGCTGGCGCTCAGCCATACAAACGGAGGCAGCAGCGGAGGGTGGCTGCGGCGAAGCACGACGCGAAAGTGCGGCAGGACCGAGCAATCGCCGATGCGGTCCGCGCACTCGGCCTGATTCAATCAGGAGACATTCAATGACGCTGCGCCGCAATCTCTTCTTTCGTCGGCGGGAAGGCGGCGCTGCTGCCGAAGTGAGTGGCATGACCATCATCCGCTGCATCGATCTGGAAAGCACCGGCATTCCGACCGAACAAGATCGGCACGCCGTCTGTGAGGTCGGCTGGTGCGACCTCACGTTGGTCGGTGGCGGCGACGTGATCATTGGCCCCACCGTCGACATGATCACCGACCCGAGGCGGCCGATACCGCCGGAGGCCCGCGCCGTGCACCACATCAGCGACGCCGAAGTGGCAGAGATCGGCCATCCGGTCGACGCCGCGTTCCAACTGCTGATGCAAGGTCCGCCAGATCTGTTCTGCGCGCACAACTCCGGATTCGAGCGGGAGTTTTTCGGTGGCGGCGATGTTCGGTGGCTCTGCAGCTACAAGGTCGCTCTCCGGCTCTGGCCTGACGCGCCGTCGCACTCGCTACAGGTGCTCCGCTATCACCTTGAACTCGACGTGAACCACGAGCGAGCCATGCCGCCGCATCGTGCCGGGCCGGACGCCTACCTCTGCGCGGTCATGATGGCATCTATCCTGGAGGATGGACGCGCGACGATCGACGACATGGTCCGGTGGTCATCCGGTCCTGCGCTACTGCGCGCTGGGAAGACGTGCCGGCCGATTACCTGCAATGGATCGTCGACAAATCCGACCTCGATCGAGACGTGAAGGCCAACGCCAAGCACCACTTGAAGCAGCGCGATAATGCTTGGTCCAAAGCAACCGAGAACCGGGAGGAACCGTACCCATGACCGCCCTTGCCTCCCCAGAGCCAACCAAGCGCGCACGCGGTCCCTACGTGACCCCGGCGCCGCCCGCCGCCTATCCAGCGCTCACCATGAACGCGCTGCGGCTCTATTTCAGCCTGCGCGCCGCCAACCATCCGGTCGCGGCCGCCAAGATCGCCGTGTCGCGAGCCTTCGGGGTCAGCATTGCAGACCTCGACTCGCGGAAGCGTACCCAGCCCATCGCGCGCATCCGCCAGATCGCGATGGCGATCGTGCGCCTCACCACGAAGATCGTCTCAACAGCCGAGATCGGGCGGCGGTTCCACCGTGATCCCAAAACTGTCACCGCCGCCGTCGCCCGTCAGCAGGCCATGATCGTGCGGCTGATCAACGAGTTCCACAGCGAGCAGGCAAGGGGCGCGGTTGACTTGCCGACGTGGCCCTGGGGACGCGCGCGGCATCAAGCGAAAATAGACCCCGTCAAACTCTGTCGCGATCTTGTGGGGAGGAACACTTGAAGGCATCACCTGCACGCAAGCAATCTGCGCAGCGCCGAACGGTTCTTGAGGCCGTTTCAGCCTCTCGCGTCGAGTTCAACGAGGATGCGCCGCTGTCTCTGCTGCGCGAGGCGATGATCACCTACGATCGCGCCGACGACCACTATCTGGTGGCAAGCGAGTTCCTGTTCTGGCCGTTTACCGGCTTCTGGCGGCGGGCTGACCGCAGCAGATCGGGCTACACGGTCGGCAAGTTGATCGCGGCGATACGCGACAAGGATGCCGCGGGGCGTGAAAGCGTAGCTGGCGCTGGTACGGAATCAGCGCCGAGTTAATGGAGAAATGGGAACCCGATGCTCACAGAGCCACAATACACGGTGGTTGAGCGCAATGGTTGGTCCTACGTCGTCGGGGCGCCGGAGTTAAGGGACGCTGGGCCGTGGCGCTATCGTTGGGAGGCTCAGGAGTATGCCGACGAACTGAATGGAGCGGCGCAAGCGAGGCAACAGACTAAGCGGCACTCATGACAGATAAGTGAGAAACCAACAACAGAAGGAGTATCCTAAAATGAAATTCCCAAAGGTGCTGTATGTCAGAATGGATAAGGACGGTGATACTACATACGCTGTCCCCTCAGAATACCTCATTGACATCGCCGAAATGGGAAAAACGACCCGCATCGGGATCTACGAACTACGCGAAACAGCTTTTGCTGAATGTGAAGTAAAGACATCCGGCGCGGTTAAGGTCCGGAGATAGCGTCGCGCTGACAGATAAGGGGACAAGACCAATATGATGACCGAAGACGAAGCAAAAACGAAGTGGTGCCCGTTCCAGGGGAGCTATGAGGCTGGTTCACGCTGCAAAGCCTCCGGCTGCACGGTATGGCGCTGGCAAGAACTACAGGCAGATGACGACTATCTCGCAGCCGTTGTGAAAGCGGCAGAAGAGATCGGCGATACCACAACGTCAAAGCACAAAGCGGCAAAACACGTCACACAGAACCGCGCTCATTACGGGCTGCCGACGAAGCCATACCTTGGCGGCTGTGGGCTGGCGTCGCACTGATTGTCAACAAGCGAGAGCAACCATGACCGACGATCCGGACTTTGTAGAATTGCGGAAGCGGCTGCGCGCCCCAGAGGGGGTCTTTGCAACTCGATTGCACGCGACACTGGCTGTAGATGCTGCTCAGGCCGCCTACGCAATCGAGAAGCTGACCGCCGAACGCGATGAAGCTCGACGACAATGGGGAGAATGTGAAATCCAACGCGACTCCCAGATCAGTGCGGTCAATCAAATGCTAGCTGCGGAACTTGCCCTCGTCACCGAGCGCAGCAACCGCGAGTTCACCGAACAATCGCTCGCGGCAATGCAAGCCGACCGCGACCGTTGGCTTGAGCGGGCGTTGGCTGCGGAAGCCAAGGTGGCCGCGCTGCGGGGGCACATCGAGCGCGCGCTTGGGCAGTTTAGTCGGAACCAGGGTAAATGCTGCTTGGGCGGGTCATGCACAAGGGACCAAGGGCGAGACGATGAGTGCGCGCTACACAATGTTGTAGCCACTCTGCGCGCCGCCTCCACCGCCCCGGCAGAGCCGCAGCCCGAAGCCCAGCCACCGTGGAACTACATCAAAGTCCCCGCGCCGCCAAAGGATCAGCCATGACCACCGAAGACGAAATACGCGAAGCCGAGGCGGTTCGCAGCATGGCCGCGAACAAACTGATAGAGGCTGAGCGACTTTTGACGGCTCTCTACATCCGTCAAGCCACAGAGACATACGGCATCAAAGTCGGGATGCGCGTCCGCAGCCAACGCGGCGAATTCATCGTTGATGAAATAGACCCATCATCATGGGCTGACAAGCCGTGGCTGCGTGGCCGAAAGATCAAGAATGACGGGACACTAGGGGCGATGCGGCGACGCATCTACAGCGATTGGGAAATCGTCACATGACAAAAGCATCACTTGCAGGATGGCAGTCGATTGAGACGACGACACCGCCTGATGACGGATCGAAAATTCTCGTTGGGTTCATGGGACAGTTCAATTGGACATATTATGTTGCCCCCGCACACGGCAAGAGAACTGGACACCATATGCCTTTTGCGTCGCCCACACATTGGACGTTAATCACTCCGCCATCGTTGCCAGGAACCGCGTCATGACCGACCTCACCGAACTTATAGAGAAAAAGGTGGAGGAGCCGACATATGCGCTCTTTCGAGAGTGTTACGTGGCCGTTTTCGGTGAGCCCCAGTTCAAGGCACCGTATGAAGGGCATGGCAATTACCGACGATTCCGCACGTTGCTTGATGCTGGCGCCTGGACCGACGCCGCAATGATGCTGATGCCGGAGGGGTGGTGTTTGCTGCTGGCGTGGAACCAGACGCGATCTATCTGCAATGTACATTCGCGTCCGGTCGGCGATCCAGCCGGTGTGTGGCCCGCGCACGGGGAAGCACAAACTCCCGCCCTCGCCATCGTCGCCGCCGCCCTCAAGGCGCGGGCCGCGCTTGCTTCTGCAAAGTGAGAAACCGGAGACAACAATGAGAATGAAAGCTTACTACTATGACTTCATTAAAACAGGCGTCCCGGAGATTGACCGCATTCTGTCTGCGGTCGCATGCGCCGGGCAGGCGTACCATCACACAGAGGGCTGGCAAGACGAAGCGCCGCCTTACGATGGGCACCGTGGCGACTGTCCGGTTGACTGGATTCAGAACGCAGCAAATGACGCAGCAGCAGCGTGGCCATCCGCACTGAAGACCGCTGAGTGAGAATGACTGACGGATGGGTGGGACCGCGAGGAGTTGACGATGAAGGCAATATCTCTGTGGCAGCCGTGGGCATCCCTGATCGCGTGTGGTGCCAAGGTGTTCGAGACGCGGCATTGGGCGCCGCCGCGCGAGTTAATCGGGCAGCCTATCGCCATTCACGCCGCCAAGAAGATCGACAAAGGGGCGGCGGCATTCGCCCAAGACTTGATGTACGGGCAGCACGATCCAGGTGGCTTCGATCTGGCGGAGGCGCTCGAAACATCGATGAAGGACACGCCTGACGACCTCATGGGCCTTTTTGGGCAGGCAACGATGCCAATCGGGTGTGTCGTCTGTATTGTGCGCCTTGACGCGGCATTCCAGCTTGGCGAACGGGCCGAAGGCACCGCGCTCCAGGGCGCAAAAGTTGTGCGGCGCATCACAAGCCGGCAAGTGCCGGAATGCTTCACCGTCCGATACGACGATTTCGGCGACTACGCGGCCGGCCGATGGGCTTGGCTCCTGCGCGACGTAAAGCCGCTCAACCCACCTATAGCGATGAAAGGCCATCAAGGCTTTTTCGATCTGCCGCAAGGCTGGTTGACGCCATGACCGTCGCACTTACCTCAACTAAGCGCGAAGGCTGACGATGACCGATCACCCCATCATATTCTCCGCCCCCATGATTCAGGCTCTGCTCGATGGCAGAAAATCTATGACAAGAAGGCTGGCGTGGATGTTTAGTACAAAGGGTGTCGATCATTGGCGCCCTTCCCGCTGGCAGAAGGTGAAGCCCGGCGACCGGCTATGGGTTCGGGAGACGTGGGCACATGATGGCCCCGATCTCGCAACAGTGAAAGAAACATGCTTCGACATCATGCCGGGCTCTGCGATCTACGGCCCTTACTACCGCGCCACTGAGGTTGCACCGGACACTCTCAACTGGCGCTCGCCCATCTTCCTCCCACGCTGGGCATCCCGTCTCACCCTGATCGTCACCGCGACAAAGATCGAGCGGTTGCATGATATCAGTGAGGAAGATGCGATTTTAGAGGGATGCGCGGCATCGCCTGAAACCATTTCGTATTGGTGGGATGGCTACGACAACCGCCTTCTGGACCGCGACGGCAATGCTGCGTCCGTATCTGTGATCGCCGGTGGCAAATACACCGACGTTCCGCCGGAGTGGATGGAGGTGACGCGCAAATCAAAAATGACGAAACGCGCCGTATCCGCAAGAGAACGCTTCTTTGATCTGTGGCGCATCTTCCGCGGCACAGACTCCATTAACCCAGAAATCGTTGCGCTGTCCGTCATACCCCACACAACCAACATCGATCAGATGCCGCAGGCGGAGGCCGCATGACCGAAGACGATCCCCACACCGTCCGCTATCCGATCGGCGAGCATCCGGCCTGGCAGGTCGTGTACTGGAACGGCAAGTGGGTATCTGGGCGCGAGGGGGCAACGAGCGCCTCGCTGGAAATATACACGCGGATCGGGCCTTGCCGCGTCCGCGATTTTACCTTGCCTGAAGAGTTAAGCGAGGTCGGTCAATGGATCAGCGCACTGACCCACGCCCATACCGCCGGCAAGGAAGCCCGCTCGCGTGAATTGCGGGAACTGTTGGGGGTAAAGATCGCATGACCCCATTTGAGATTGCTGTCGCCATCCGCAACCGCGGCGAGTCCGAGGAACTTCGGGCTTTCGTGCTGCGAACGATGGCCAATGAAAAAATGTGCGATCTCAGACTAGCACTGGAACTCTGTATTGGCTGGGAGCGTGCCTACGAGGAAGTGGAAAATCTACTCGACGCACTGCGTGTGGTCTCCGCCAAGG